TGGAGCGGGCAATGGGAATCGAACAACGGTTGTCCTTTTTGATAAAATAAAAAACAAACCGTTTTGAACGAAACAGCATCATAAAATGACAAAGGGCTTGCCGGTGATGGCAAGCCCTTTTTGTGCTTTAGGAAAATTTACTGGGTCAAAAACTGGGTCAAATAGGCGGTCAGCCGTGCGCCTTGTTGATGGCAGCCGTCGTGGCTGCTGCAAGCGCCTCGCGCTGGCCTTTGATCTCGTGCCGGTATACGCCGAAGGTGTCCATGTTCCTGCTGTGGCCGACAAGCATCTTCAGTTGGCCGTCCGTCAGTTCCCCGGCCTCCATGCTGACAAAGGTGTGACGCAGCTCGTACAGAGTGATGCGCGGGCTGATACCGTTTCCATCCTGATACTTCTCCCACCGGCGTTTGAGGGAGCGCTGGCAAGGGATTTGAAACAGCGGGGTATTATAGTTGAGCTGTATGCCAGAATCTTTTAAGAGCTGCACCTGCGCTTCATAGGCTTCCCGCGCCTGTTCGCACATATCGAAAGAGCGGATGCTGTTCTCGTTCTTGCCGGTGGTTTCCTCGTCCAGCGTGTTGATGCTGCGCCGGAGGTTGACCGTGTTACCCTTGATATCGCCGTACCAGAGGCCGACCAGCTCACCGGGACGAACACCGGTAGATACGGCGAAACGATAGGCGTAGATGTATTCGTCGAAGACGTTCTTCGCGTACCACCTCCGCGTATCGACCGAAAACAAGATGCGCAGAGCCTCCGGCTGGAGAATCTTCTTCTCTCCAATGCGGGCGTTTTTAGGAATCGTCAGCTCTGGCATCAGCGTGGTGTATTTATTCTTCCTGCACCACTTGACGAAGCTGTTCTCAACGGAACGGATGGTCATGAGCGTCTTTTTGCTCAACGGTTTATCACTGTTCTTCATGACCTTACGCTTGCACAGGCAGCGCTTTTTGAAAGAGGTGTCAATTGCTTTTTGCAGATCGCCCTCTGTCAAGTCCTCGATTCTAAGGTTCCCAATCACCGGAAGAATGTAGTAGTTGCCGTACTTCTCACATTGCTCTTTGTAGGATGTGCCGCAGGTCAGACCCTTTTCTTCGACCCATTCAGCATAGAGAACGGAAATCTTCTTCCTGCCGTCCCGGACACTGTCGTCAAGCCATGCGTCCGCCTTGGCATTCGCTTCACGCTGGCCGGTTCTGCCCGGTGTGCTGCTGTAAAAGCTCTTCATAACACCGTTCTTCTGCACCCGGATTCTCCAGCGCTTCGTGCATTCCTGCCATTCCGCCGTTGTCGTTCTCTTTTTCAATGAAAGACACCCCCTCTCACGTCTTTGTAATAGTAGTAGGCCCGCCGGACATACTCTTCCGTGGTGTCCAGCTCTTCCGCTATCTCGCAAGCATCCATCCCGGCTTCCAGCATGGACATCAGCTTGTCCTCTGGGATGAAGTGCCGGATGTACCACCGGTCGGCTCTGGCCTCGTGGCGCTCCTTGATGTCAAAGGGCGTCAACTTGGTGTAGAAGCCTCCATAGAGACAATGGCCCAGCTCATGCCCAAGCCGCGCAGCTTCCTCGGCTCGCGTGAAGCGCCGAGTGCTGTCCATGCCGATGCAGCAGCGTCCGTCTATTTCTTCGCTCAGGCTGCCAGTGAGCGGCAGCGGGAAGTTATAGACCTCCACACCGTTTTCTTCTGCAATACTATATAATTCATTTACTCTGTCCATTCGCATCTCGCTCCCTTACGAAACGAGCGAAGGACTTGACCTCTTCAAATTGAGCGTCGGTCACGTCCCCGCCCCCAAAGAGTGCAAATTTCAAATCTTCATCTGTGACCCCGTGGCTTTCAGCTGCGGGGCCTTTTTCTTTTTCCGGCTGCACAACCTGAGCGCTGGGCGCTGCCGGGTCGTCGGTTTCGCCAAATAGGTATGCGCTAGTTGTGTCTAGCTTCTGAGCGCAGAAATTTACAAATTCTCTCGGAGGCTCCGTGTTTCGCTTCTCGAACATCCGAATATAATTGTCCGCATGGCCAGATGCTGCGCACAGCGCTTTTCTCGTCATTCCGTTTCTTTTTAGCAAGAAGTCAAGTCGATCAAACATAAAAGCGCCCATGGGATAACCTCCAAAACTCACAGTTAGCTAAATTTTTTCAAAAAAATTAGCGCAAAGCTATTTACAAATTAGCGAAAAGCTAGTATAATAACTAGCGCAGAGATAAATTAGATACTAGCTAAATAATAACACTCACAAGCTAGAAAATCAACAAGAGAGGTAAAGAAAAATGAAAAAGCTGAACATCACCACCAAAGAACTCGAAGAAGCGATGAACGCCGTTCTGAAGCAGGCCCGCAAGATGGAGGATTCCGACGAGCCAGAAGAACGCCGTCACGGCTTCGGCATGGAGAGCGCATTGACCGCTCTTTCAATCTATCTCGACCTGTAAGGAGGACAACACAATGAACACTGCATCCATCAACATTCCGGTGAACTTCGTCTCGACTTGCGAGGCAACGCTCCGCCGGTATTTCGCCGCCCAGACCGACGCAGAGCGTCGGGCTATCCTCGACCACCAGACGGTGCAGGGCCTCTGGTGGGCAATCGGATTTGTCCGCCAGCTCCAAACCGCTTGCATGAGCGACAAGGAGCTGAAACACGCAATCCGGCTCACGCACTTTCGCGGCGCTGTGTGCCCCGCTTTTCCCGCCTGACGATGACCTCCGGCACAGGTCGAAACGTCCGAAAGGGCGTCGCGGGAGCCATCGCACAATTTAGATTTTGGGAGGATTTTAGATGTCCATGCACGAAGAGTATCTTGCGCAGGTCAAGTTCGCATTCGCTCCGACGCGCTGGGCGAATGCCATCTGGCACACGTCGCCCGCCGCCAAGCGGTACGCCGGGACGCTGGAGGAAGCGCAGAACGCAATCCAGACCCTTGCGGGCCGCTACCCGGACGACCCGCAGCAGAAAGTCATTGAAAGCCGCATCCGTGTCCGGCTGGTCACGGACTGGGAAGAAATCAAGGAGGTGTGAACAGTGTTCAACATTACCGACAACGAGAGGCTGCGGGACGCTTATGCGCTCCTGATGTTTATGCAGAGTGATGTTCCTGCCTCTTCCGAAAAGAAAGCCGCCGTGAAAAACTTGGCCGCAACCGTCAAGATGGAGATTCGGGAGTTCAACCGCCGTCCGGCATCGGATAGCCACATCATTGAGGAGCGCGGCTCTAACGGCTATATCGAGCTGGTGCAGCTCCCGGAGGAGCTGGACAAGGCTCACAAAGAGATTGCCGCTGACTGGTTCCGGGCGAATCGCTACTTAGAGTTCTATCCGACGCCCTACGACTGCTCCGGCCAGAAGTTCACGAACTGGTTTAAGTTGTTCCGCCGTCGCGGCCACTGGTTCGCATATCATTCGGTGAGCATCGACGTTTGAAAGGAGGTCACAGGTCATGAGAAAACGCATAGCCCCGGCAACGCCCCCGGTGGGCAGCTACCGCAACATTCCGTATTTTGCGCTGAGGGGCGTTTTCCGCCAGCGCGGATACCGCGACCAAGAGGTTGCCGAAGCACTGGGCATGAAGCCGCCCACGCTTTCCCGGAAGATGGGCGGCCATGCAGAATGGAGCAGCAGCGAGATTGAAGCCATCTGCGAGCTGCTGGAGATTTCGCAAAAGGACGTCGGGAAGTTTTTCTTCCCCCAGATGCAGAAAGGAGCCTAAACAATGGGGTACGAAATCAACGAAGAGATGGCCCGCAAGGCCCACGAGATGCGCTCGTTCCGGGACTACGTTCCGGGCAAGGCCACGGCGGACTATCAGAAGCAGGTCGCCAATGCGCGGGAGATTGCAGAGCAAGCAAAGTCCCGCTGCAAGACCACTGCACAGCGCAACCGGGTGGATGGGATGCTCGATAAGTACGAGCGGACGTTGGCCTTTGCAATCAACCGGGAGAACGAGGTTGGGACATGGTGTCCGAGCGTCCTGATTGTCGGCGGCGCCAATTTCCCTGTGAAGAAGAAGGAACGGCAGACAGATGCTTGGGAGGCGAATCTCGCCAACTACAATAAGGCTGCTGAGCTGCTGGAGCGCATCCGCAGCTATGCACTCAACGCACCGGTCACGAGCCGCGACCCTGAAGTGCTTGCAGCTCTGAATAAGAAACTGGAGGACGAAAAGAAGAAGCACGAACACATGATCGTCGTCAATAAGCATTTCCGCCAGTTCGGCACAGTGGAGGGCTGTGAGGGCGTTGGCCCTTGCGAACAGGCCATGATTGAGGCCCGGATGAAACAGTGGGGCGACCGTGCGCCGTTCCTGCCGTGGCAGTTGAGCAATTCGACGGCCCGCATTCACCGGCTGGAAGACCGTATCAAGGAAGTTGAGGCCGCCGCGACGGCCAACGCCCAACCGGTGGAGGTCGTGGAGCTGCCCGGCGTTACCTACCACGAAAACAGCGCTCAGATGCGGGTGCAGCTCATTTTTGACGGCAAGCCTGAGCCGGATATCCGGGCCATCTTGAAGAGCCATGCTTTCCGCTGGTCGCCCTCTCAGGGCGCATGGCAGCGCATCCTCAATGAGAATGGCAAGCGGGCGGCCCGCGCGGCGCTGGAAGAAATCAAGTTGCTTCAGGGAGGACAAAACGATGAATGAAGAAGCCATCAACGTGAACCTTTACGGCAGCGGTTCAAGGGACTGCCGTCTGCGGGCGGAGTATATTTTCTGCGACCGGGCGAATGAATGCTCTGCATACAAACAAGGAACCTGCTTTGCTGTGACGGTGCCTCTTTCGAGGCATTGCATGGTCGGGAGCGTGAGCCGGGTTGACGGAGGCACGAAGCGTTCCAAGATGTACAACAAGATTCGGGATGCAGCAAAGGCACACCCGAATTACTCTGTCCTGAATTTTCCCTTTAATGAAAAACTCGTCAGAATCGGGAATGACGCACTTGTTGTGCTGCGGTATGTCAGCCTGAAGCTCAACGAAAACGGAAAGCTGATTGACGACGGCCTCAGTTTCGGGATGAAAGAGATGACCTATATCCCGGAGAAGTATTTCACGGCAGAAAACATCTTGACAATCTGCAATGCGCATCCCCATACGCTTTTTGGATATGGCGAAGTCGGAGAATATCAGGCCGATGAAGTTCCATTCTTTCTTCTGAGGCTCCGCGCCCTGTTCCCGGAACTGTACGAGGCGGTGGTTGAAGCTGACCCTAAGCAGGGCGAAAAGACCCCGAATTTTGTTGGAAAGCGAGCGAAGCTGCTCACGCTCAAAACGAACTGTGAATATCGCTCCAAGAACTACGGGACATTCTTCTTTGATGGCAAGTATGCCATTTTCGACGATTACCGCACAGCATTCAGACCTTTCGACGGCGGAAAAATGACCGCCAAAATTGAGGTCACCGAGGATTCCGTCATAGAAATCAGCGACAATGCGCAGGTAACGAAAGACACGATTCTTGTATAAGGAGGCACTCTCATGAATGACAAAGAACGTCAGAGCGCAGCTGACATGGAGGAAGCCCGCGCAAAACTCCTTGAATGCTTCCCCGGCAGCTTTATCAATGACCGGGACGAGTTTATTGCTCACCCGCGCACGAACCAGTATTTTATCCTGCGGGACTGTAAGACCGTTGAAGCGGTCGAGGCAAAGATGCTGGAATACCTTTCGCGGCCCGCGTTCAAGACGCAGCCGTATTCGCAGGAGTGGAGGAACAGGAGGTTCCACGAGCTTATGCTGGCCGGTGTCAATGCTTTTCTGGACACAGACTTCTCGGAAGAGGATATGGAGCTGATTTATACCTATATGGGCTGCGGCATCAAGCACGGCTTGATGATGGCCTTTATCGACCACGACATGAGCATGAAGTGGCTGAAAAATTGGATTTCTGAAAACTGAAAGGAGCTTTATCATGAACGGAATGGTTTATCGCGGTGAAATCTATTATGTGCTGCCGGAGGGCAACGAGGTCGGCTGCGAGCAGCGCAGCGGGCGGCCCGGTATCGTCGTCAGCAACAACCTGAACAACAAGAACGCTGCCACGGTCGAGGTGGTCTACTTGACCACAAAAGAGAAGAGGCCGCTGATTACGCACGTCTTTATTGACAGCGCACAGCGCCCCTCTACCGCAATCTGTGAGCAAATCACCACCGTGGACAAGACCCGCCTGAACGATTATTACGGCAAGCTGACGCAGGGCGAAATGGAGGCGGTGGAAGTCGCCATAATGGCCAGCCTCGGCCTCGACAACTACTTGTCCAAGCCTCAGCCCGTGCCGGTCGTGGCTGCTGCACCCGCTCCCGCTGCTGTCCCGGCGGCACCTGCAAAGCCCTCTGAGGGGGGGCACTCGCACGAGGACGCCGAATTTATCAAGGTCTGTGTGCAGCGTGACACCTACAAAGAGCTGTGCATGGAACTGATTTCCAGAAAGTGAGGAATGAAGATGGCGAATTTTGATTTGAAGCCCTGCCCGTTCTGCGGCGGCACGGCGCACATTCGGGACTTTGGCGGCAGGTACCGCGTTTCCTGTTCCGGCTGTGGTGCTACCGGCGGCGCTGTATGGGTCAAGCAGTGGCACAGTACGAAGTTCATTGCGCAGGGTCAGGCCGCGAAGCTCTGGAACGAGCGGGCCGTGAACGGCGCGGGCATGGCAACCTTGCAGAAGCGCGATGCTGTTCTGGAAGCGCTGTGGAAGCAGCTTGACGATGTTCCGATGAACCCCGAAACGGAAGAGCTAGAAGCTGCATTCCTACATTTCCCGGCTGGCACAAACCGGCTGGAGGTCTGGCACTGGTTCGATGATCGTTACAGCAAAGGAGTTTCGTTCCTGCTGTACGGCATTCAGGCTGATGGCCGCCGGTGCGAAATCGTCTGGGACATCCAGAAACAGAACGACATAGAGGATGTTCAGTCGTACATTGACCAGCTCACAGATGATGAAATCCGGCAGGAGTACCGGATGGAGCGCAAAGCCCTTTGCAAACTGGTTCAAACTGCTGCGGCCAAGATGCGGAAGCTCATTGACGACGATGATTCGTGGACGTTCCTCCGGGATACGGCCATCAAAGAAACTGCCAAAGAATACCTGAAAGGACGTGCGGAAGAATGAAAAATCGAATTTCCTGTTTTGTTGTCGCGGCTCTGCTGCTGACCCTGACGCTCTGGTTTGCCGCCTGCGGTTCTACATCTGCTGAGGCTGGAACTGCTGACCACCCCTGTTACCACGTCACCGTCTATTCTCCTGCCATTGAAGATGGAACATACGCAGCCCGGCGGTATCCGAAGTATACCATCACCGTGGAGGACTTCGGCGAGCTGCTGCCTGACCCGAAGCTATCTGCTGAGCGTGAATATCAGCTGCTCCGTATCCCTCGGTCAGATGGCCGCTTTGAGTTGGTTTCCACATCTCTGGTTGAAATCGAGTATTACTGAGGGGAGGGCTGGAAAATATGAGAATCCGTTCGTTAATTTATCGGGACCATGCGAAGAATGAACCCGGTTCCGCCATCGTCGAGTTGACCGGCGAGGAAATCGTTACCCTGAACAACATCATCAGGAAAGCCACAAAGGAGCAAGAGGGCAAATCTGCATCTCTGGAGATGGCGAAATCCTCAATCTTACTGAACGCTCTTGTGCAGCATGGTGGCCTTGACAGCGTGGACATCCTGGCTCTCAGCGAGGTAGACGAGCGGCTCCACCGACATCAAGGAGGCGAAGAAAATGCCCAACAATAAAGCAGTTCTGTTGAGCATCCAGCCGGTATGGTGCAGCAAGATCGTCCTGAAAGAAAAGACCGTGGAGGTGCGCAAGACGAAGCCGGAGGGCGTAAAGACTCCATTTAAGTGCTACATCTACTGTACGAAAGAGCGGTCGAAGATGGGCTGGCTGCGAATTGTCCCCGGCAAAGGCTGGCAGCGGTTGGATGGTACGGTCATTGGCGAGTTCGTCTGCGACAAGATTTGGGAGCTTGCACCGATATGCCGCGCCCCGGATGATGTCGAAGAAATGGCTTGCATGGACCGAGACCGCATTGTCCGCTACCTGAGCAAGTGCCGCGGATGGGCGTGGCATATCTCCGACTTGAAGATTTATGGCATTCCGCGCAAATTGGAAGAATTTACAGGATTGCAGAGCACACGGTTCGGTATGCGGTCTGTGGAGGTTACTCGCCCGCCTCAAAGCTGGTGCTATGTGGAGGAACTGAAAGATGTCTGAGCCTATCGGAGAGAAAATTCGTGCAGCGCGGAAAGAAGCTCACCTTACGCAGATACAGCTCGCCCAAAGAATGGGCGTGACCAAGCAGACGGTGAGCCTATATGAAAACGGCGGGGTCAACCCGACGGCCAAGATGCTGGCTAAGTTCGCAACTGGGCTGAAAGTCCCTGTTGGCCTTTTAGCCGGTGACGAAGAGGGGCAGTTTGCTGGACAGTGGGTCAGCATCAAGACGCGCCTTCCCGAATCTGACAAGGAAGATGAAATATTCGTGCCATGCCTTGTGAATGTCATAACTTGGGATTTGGAGTGCTCCCCATTTTATCCAGATGAAAGCTACGGGGAGTATGTTTCACCTGCTATGTACGATACAGAGCAGAAAATTTTCTCCGTTGGCTGGGATGGCGGCGGGACGACAATGAACGCCCTGCTTGACCCGGAAGACACCGACGGAAGGACTGGCAGCCGCGTCACGCACTGGATGGAGCTTCCGGCTACCTTTGGATTCTGGGAGGAACCGCGATGAAGCAATACTGCCGGTACTGTTGCAACGCCTGTCTGAACGATGACGAGCTGGCCTATTGCAGCTATAAGGACAAGATGCTGGATGGCCCTACCCTGCGGCGGCTGAACCACTGCAAAGGCTTCGAGTTCTGAGAGATCGACGTTTTGACCCAGACCCGCACCTACAAGCCCAGAGCTGCAAAGCCTCCAGCCGATACCCCGGAGGATGCTGGGCAAATGACACTGTTTTGATATGGCAAATGGGCGGAGCGCCTATTTTTTATCAGTTGACAATTAGCTGCTGGCTAAAATATTTTCAAAAATTAGCGAAAAGCTATTTACAAACTAGCTCAAAGCTAGTATAATAACTAGCGAAAACCAGCCACGCCAAAACAGAAAGGAAAATGCAATATGTTCAAGAAGCTGGTCAAAGCCATCGCTGCTATCAAGACGGAGAACGACAGGGACGACTGCTGGGCGCAGATCGACCGGGCGTTCGAGGAAGAGAAAATCTCGTGGGACGACCACGAAACGCTGTACAACCTGACCTCGATGATCAATGTGGAGGACTGAACGATGAAATGTTATGAAGTTTCGATTTTCAACACGGCTGACCGGTTCTGGGATTCGTACCAAGTCAACGCCACTGACCCGATAGATGCTCGCAACGTAGTTGTTCAGCGGTTGATTGACGAAACAGGTCACGGCTTGGACATCAACGAAATCACCGATGTGCATGAAATCAAAGACTGAACCCGCCTGATGATGGCTGCACGGCAGCAGCCGAAACACCCGAAAGGGTGTCGCGGGAGCCAACCGCAGAAAGGAGGCATAGAACGTGCCTGAATACTACACCACGCAGGAAACCGCAGAGGCCCTTGGTGTTTGCCGTCAGCGTGTCCTCCAGATGAGACTGGAAGGAAAGCTCGTTGCATACTCGCACGGAGAGAAAGGCAGCAGGAGCAAGTTCTTTTTTAAGGCAGAGGACGTGGAGAATTACAAGCTCCATCGCAACGACCCGAAGCCGCCGAAGCTGATGAAGCCGCTGGCCCCGGTCAGCGCAGCGAAGAAGCAGCGCAAGAAAGCGCCGAAGAAATAAAGCAGGAGGAAAGCAAAATGCGAATGATTGGGAAGATGGCCGTCGCCGGTCTGGCAATGGTTGGCGCTGCGCAGGTGGTTTGCTGGGCAAATCGGCTCATGGCTCACGCGCTGGTCGTGTGTGGAAGCTGGGAACCGGAAGCGGCTGCAAAGTCGGCACCGTGGATTCTGTTCGCACTGGCAAGCGGGCTAGCAATGTCCCTGTACGGTATGTACGAGGAAAACCAGCAGTATAAGCGGAGCAGCCCTTATGGGCGCGTTGAGCGCACCGAGGCGCGGAGTGCCCAGAACAGCAACAACCGAAAGGCGGGCTGACCGGTGAACCCGATGTATGATCTCGCACTTGACGGTTACGGCCCGCCGCTGGAGCCGCCCGACGACTATTATTTTCTGCCGCGTGACGCGGAGCAGGAGGACGAGAACGACAATGACGAATGAACTCACTGTCCGGGCGCAGAACCCGGTGATTCCGGCCATGAGCTGGAATAAAGACGAGGTGCAGCAGAACCTCGACGAGATGCTTGCAGCCTACACAGGCCTCGTCTACACCCCGGAGAGCATCAAGAGAGCCAAAGACGACAGGGCCAAGATCAACAACTGGGACAAGCAGCTGGGTGCAGCTGTCACCGCTGCAAAGAAAATCTACTTGAAGCCACTGGAGGACTTTCAGGCGGACATCAAGGTGATGCGGGAGCAGTGCAAAAAGGTCTCCGGTGCGATTGATGAACAGGTCAAGGCCGTCGAGCAGGCCGAAAAGGATGAAAAGGCGTCCACCCTGAAGCTGGTCTATCGGGACTGCATCGGCGAGCTGGAGCCGATGATTCCCTTTGAACGTCTGCTGGACACCCACTGGCTGAACAAGACCTTTGACCTTGCGGAAGCGAAAAAGGCGCTGTGCAAAGCCATCGAGGGCATCCGCAGCGACCTCGACTTTATCCGCGAAAACTGCGGAGAGGACGCTGAACCCTGCACCACCGAATACCTGCACAACCTGAGTGTCAACGAGGCTGTCCGCGAGCATACCCGCCGCGAGAAGTCCCGCGCAGCACAGAGGGAGGCGGAGGCTGCCAGAGAAGCGGCAGAGAGGGCGCGGAGGGCTGCTCCGGTAATTGTTCCCCCGACCGCAGAAGAACGCGAGATGCGGGCGCAAGCTGCCGCAGCAACGCAGGCCGCCGCATTCATCACGCCGGATGGCCGTTTGGACGTCGAGGCAATGCAGACGATGGCCGCTGCACAGCCCAGCACCCCGGCCCGCAAGAAGTATTATTTCTGGGTTGAGTTCAGCTCGGAAGATATCAAATGGTTCCGTCAGGCTGCCAAGGAGCGGGGCTTCCGCTTCGGCAGCATTGAATAATTTACATCATCAGGAGGTCAATTATGGGATTCACTTCACGCGCTGGTGCAGCAGCACCCACCACTACCCCTACCACGCAGGGCCGTTCTTTCGCCGCTCAGGTTCAGCAGCAGAACACGGCCATGCAGCCCGCCGCCGAATCGGCCCCGGTCGAGATCGACAGCATGGACGGCCAGCACCTTATCGTCAGCTTTGACGATGTGAAGAACTTCATCTGCAAAGATGCAACGCCGACTGAATGCCGCATCTTCCTCGAAACCTGCCGTCAGTACCACCTCAACCCCTTTACCCGCGAGGCGTACCTTATCCACTACGACAACAAGAACAGCGATTCGTCCTCCACCATCGTGCTGGGCAAGACCTGTTACCTGAAGATGGCTGAAAATCATCCTCAGTATGATGGCTTCGAGGCTGGCGTTATCGTGTTCATCAAAGACGTTGGCGAGCTGGTACACCGTGAAGGCTCCATCGTCTATCAGGACGAGGAGCTGCTGGGCGGTTGGGCCAAAGTCTACCGCAAGGACCGCAGCCATCCCAGCTATGAGGAAGTCAAACTCTCCGAGTACGACACCGGCAAGTCCCTCTGGAGCGGCAAAAAGGCAACTATGATTCGCAAGGTGGCGCTTGTCCACGCTCTGCGCGAGGCGTTCCCCTCTACCTTTGGTGGCCTGTACGACGTCAGCGAGGTCAACGCAGACGTGGAGGCCGATTTCCGCGAGGTCGAGGACGGCGGCGAGCAGCCTGACGGCTCTATGCGCCGCCGCAAACTCAACAAGGCCCCCAAGGAAGAACCCGCGCCGCTGGCCGTTGAGGTCACCGAGAGTGACAAAGATCCGTTTGAGGGTGATGGCGAATGATTATCCAGACCAAGACAGGAACGCAGGTTTTAGGCACCCTGTCCCGCGAGCCTGAAATCAAGGAAACCCGGTCAGGGAGCCGGTTTTTGAGCCTCAGCGTCAAGGCGAGCAGCACCAAAGATGAATCCGGCAAGTGGAACAGCCTCTTTGTTGAGTGCTGCATCTGGCGCAATCTGGAGCAGTGGGACGGCCTTTTGCAGAAAGGCGACGCCATCATGGCCTTTGGCCGGGAGCTGAAAAGCCACGAATCCGGCGACAAGACCTACTGGAATCTTGATGCCGACGGCATCTTCCCGGACGGCTCAGTGACTGCCCGATGGATTCAGACAGCAATTGACATGATGCAAGCTCCCACCATGCCAGCCTATGCCGGTCACTATCAGCCGGACGGCCTCGAGCCGGTGGACGGCGAAACGCCCTTTGACCCCGGCTCTGAGCCGCCGCAGAATGCTTCCGCACCCGCACCGGATAAACAACCGGCCCCGGCGGCTGCGCCCGAATATGACGACGACAGCCGCATCATTGAAACCGACGCGGACGACCTGCCGTTCTGATTCATCTGCCGCAGAAAGGAGGTGAGCCGATGGCGGACGAAATCGAGGTTGCCCGCCCCAAAGGATTGCTGATACCGTTTGACAAGCTCAAACTTCTGAACGTTCTTGATGATGCAGCTTTTCGCAGAGTGTTTTTTGCGATGGCCGAGTACGTCAAAAGCGGTACAGAGCCGAAAGAACTTGAACCCATCGAACAGATAGCGTTCGAGGCTATGCGGCCGTTTTTGGACGAGAACACGAAAACGTATCAGCGCACCATCGAGGCAAACCGCCAAAATGGGCGCAAAGGTGGCAGACCTAGAAAAGCAAAAGAAACCGATGGGTTTTCAGAAGAACCCAAAGAAACCGATGGGTTTTCAGAGAAACCCACGGAAACCCATGAAGAACCCAACGAAACCCACAAAAACCAAAGTACAAAGTACAAAGTACAAACTGATACTAACGTATCAGATATTACTACTACTACTGTTGTTAAGCCGGAACCAGTAGACAAAGACCTTGCATCAATCGCAAATCACATCCAAGAGGTGTTCGGAGACTTTCCTCCCTCTGTTGGCTATAAGCTGAAGAGTTGGCTGGATGTGTTCAGTGCAGACATGATTCTACTGGCGATTGATAGAGCTGCTGAGGCCGGGAAACGAAACTGGACGTATGTAGACGGCACTTTAAGAGGCTGGAAACGAGACGGCATCAAAAACCCTGCGGGAGTTGCTGCAAGCGATGAACAATGGCAGAACAGGCAGCCGACCGGCAGGAGTAGCAGCCCCCGGCAGCCCGCAGAAAGCACGAGAGACCAGCTGGCCCGCGTACTGGGCAACATGGACAAAGAAAGGGGTTTTGAGACATGACCAAGGAAGAGGCGGCGGAGCTGATCTTGATGAACGCGACGCTGTATAAGCTGGGAACCAAGCCGCTGACCGACGAAGAGATGAAAACCACCATCGACGTCTGGGCGTATCAGTTCAAGGACTACCCCAGTGAGGTTGTCAAACGCGCGTTCTTCGCAGCGAACCGTGTGTGCGTTTATCCTATCACGGTGGCGGACATCTTCAAGCAGCTGTCCCAGAACATCGACCCGGACGCCGAGTGGGTGGCGCTGGCGGATGCAGCGCACAGGGCGCAGAAGTACATCAGCTGGCGCACCTGCCCAATGGTGACCGGCATCGACGAGAAAGGCGGGCTGCTGCGGAGCGACGGCACCGGAGAGCTGAAAGCTCTGTTCGATGGGCTTCCCCCGGCGGCAAAGTCCTATGTCGGCAGCGTCGGCGGGCTGGAAGAACTGGCCCGGATGCCTGACCTGACCTATCGCCGGGTCGAGTTCCTGAAGCAGTCGCGGGAGGACATCACGACCGCGCCGCGGGAAGCTGCTCGTCTGCGCTGCGGCCCGGAACCGGCGAGATTGGAGGCTGCCAATGCCTAAGTTCAAGGTGTCTGTCGAGTGCCATACACCCGGCAGGGACGAAATCCACTGGCTGAAGCTGGAGGCCGACGACGAAGGCGATGCAGCGATTCAAGGCATCTACCACGCCCGCGACCGCTGGCCGGATGCTTGGACTATCACGGTCCGCAAAATCCGCAAGGTGGAGGTGACCCACTGCAATGGACGTTGAGCAGCTTTCGCTCTTCACCATGCTGGCCCCGGCGCTGCCCGCTGTGGCGGTCTGCTGCATGGACGGCAACCGGGCGGACGCTGCACCCGCCGAAAGCTGGATGAAGCATCTTGTGCAGGGCGGAGAGTATGTCGTTCAGGTCGCGGGCCATTCGCTGGTACTCAGACCGGCAGACGGCACGGCAGACGACGTTCCGGCGGGCCACCGGTATTATCACTACACCATAGGAGAACGCCTGTTCTCAGGCGTCTTTGTCGGGAGGGACAAGGAGTGACAATGAAATACAAAGTGATCTTTGCAGACCTCGGCTGGTACGAGGTCAAGGCAAGGAGCAAGGCAGAGGCGGAGAGCATCGCGCTCAACGCTGCAAAGAGCTTCCACCCGGAGCGGGAGAAGTTCGAGATTGAGAAAACGGAGGTGCTGCCGAATGGCTAAAAAGCTGGCCGGGATTTACAGGTGCCGCAACTGCGGGGCCGTTCTGACCGACAAGGCCGAAAAGATGTCGCCCACGACAGAATGGATGCTGCGGGAGATGTTCAAGGACGGCGACGAATACACACCGATTCGGGGCGGCTCTGCAATGAGAGAGGGTCTGAATCTGCTTCATCGCTGCGACCCCGAAAAGCTCTGCATTTGCGATTTTATTGGATGGGAGATGAAAGAAGATGGCTGAGAATAGCGTTCGCCCTGTTGACGCCAACGAGCTGTTGAAACAGGCTGTCTACTGCCGCGAAGAGAACGGCGCGAACGTGTACGCCGTGCCCATCAGCTGCATCTTCGCAGCACCCACGCTGAAGCCTGAAGAGGTAAACCACAAGGAGGCCGCCCATGAGTGACACCAAGAAGCCCGTCCGGCTGGCCGACATTGGGCAGCTGGAGGAAGAACTGCGCCAAGACCTCGCCGAAGAAGAAGCCAAGGGTAAGGCCGCTGACATCTTGTATTGCGGGAGCATCAGTGACACGCTGAGCGACCTGAGCAACCTGCCGACCATCGACCCGGAGAGCTTGCGCGGCCATGCCAAGTGGGTAAAGGACAAAGAGCTGAAGTTTATCATCGTCGATGGCGAAAACGACAGCCACGAGGAACCGGCAATCTGCTGTACCAACTGCAAGGCCAAAATCTCGCAGAGCGATTTCGACGGCTGGGTCTGGAACTTCTGCCCGGTCTGCGGGTTCAAAATGGAGGATGCGACAAATGGCTGATTGCATCGAACGCGGGCCGCTGCTGGAGGCGTTCAAGGCGAAGTGCTGCGAGGACTGCCCCGGCGGGTATGACCGCGCAAAGTGCAAGAGCTGGTGCGACGCTGCGGACGAGATTGCACTGGTAGAAGATGCCCCGGCAGTCGTCCCGGATGCCCAGCGCTGGCGCAAGACCGCAGAAGAGCCGCCGACTGAGGCTGATGCAAACGAGGACGGCTGCGTTCTGAGCATCAACATAAACCCCGGCGACATGAACACAACAGCTTGGCCGTGGAATATGGTGGCAGCCTTCCCGGATAACCTTCCAGTCTGGATGCCGTTGCCTAAAAAGCCGCGCTAAAAGAAACTATGGGAGATGAACACACAAAATGACATACAAGGAGTTTTTGGAGCGCAAAATCGACATTGCGCCCCTGTCCGGTATCGAGATTGACCCCGCCGAGGTCAGCCCGGCGCTGAAAGATCACCAGCGCGTGAGCGTCCTGTGGGCGCTGCGCGGGGGCCGCCGTGGCATTTTCGCCCGCTTCGGTCTGGGAAAGACCATCATGCAGCTTGAATGGTGCAGGCTGCTCCAGAAGCACGAGGGCGGCCAGACGCTCGTTGTGATGCCGCTGAACGTCCTGCCGGAGTTCAAGGCCGACGCCGTGAACCTGCTTGGCATGGACGAGCCGCCATACTGCCGCACGATGGCCGAAGTGGAGGCCAGCACGGCCCCCATCGTCCTGACCAACTACGAGCGCGTCAGAGACGGCGACATTGACCCGCATCATTTCACAGCGGTCAGTTTAGACGAGGCTGCCACGCTGCGCAGCTTCGGAAGCAAGACCTATCAGAGCTTTATGCAGAAGTTCAAGGGCGTCAAGTATAAGCTGACCAACACGGCCACACCGTCCCCGAACAGGTACAAAGAGCTGATTCACTACGCCGGGTTCCTCGAAATTATGGACACCGGCCAGAGTTTGACCCGCTTTTTCAAGAGGGACAGCACCAAGGCGAACAACCTGACCCTTTATCCGGGCCGCGAGCGGGAGTTCTGGATTTGGTGCGCCAGCTGGGGGCTTTTCCTTCAGAAGCCGTCCGACCTCGGATTCTCGGATGATGGTTACGCCCTGCCGCCGCTGGATATCCGGTATCACAAGCTGACCAGCCTTGACCGGCCCGCTGAATTTGAAGCCGACGGCCAGATGAAGCTCGGCCATGATGCTGCGATGGGCTTGCAGGATGCAGCCAAAGAGAAGCGGGACAGCATCGACATCCGCGCCGCTGAGGTGGCCCGCATCATCACGGAGGCCCCGGTGGATGAACACTTCGTTGTCTGGCATGACTTGGAGGACGAGCGCAAGGCCCTGAAAAAAGCCGTCCCGGAGATGGTGGACATCTACGGCAGCATGGATCTCGAAACCCGCGAACAGCGCGTCATGGACTTCGCGCAGGGCAAGACCCGCATCTTCGGCACGAAGAAAAGCCTGTCCGGCTCTGGTTGCAACTTCCAGCGGTTCTGCCACCGGGCAATCTTCATGGGCATTGACTATGAGTTCAACGACTTTATTCAGGCCATTCACCGCATTTACCGCTTTCTCCAGAAGTCGCCGTGCGTGATTGACATCCTGTACATGGACACCGAAACGGAGGTGCTGCTGGCCCTCCAGCGGAAGTGGAAACAGTACGATGCCCTCAGCGAGCAGATGGAAGAAATTATCAAAGAATACGGCCTCGGCAGCCTTGCACGGGAGGTCTTAAAGAGAACGATAGGATGTGAGAGAGTGGAAGTCAAAGGTAACAACTACACAGCAATCAACAACGATTGCGTAGAAGAGGTCAGGAGCTGGCCGACGGACAGCATCGACCTGTATGTGACCAGTATCCCGTTCGGCAACCATTACGAGTATTCGCCCTCGTACAACGATTTCGGGCACAACCCGGATGACGGTGAGTTCTTCAAGCAAATGGATTTCCTGACGCCGGAGCTGCTGCGCACCTTGAAGCCCGGCCGAGTAGCTGCAATCCACGTCAAAGATCGCGTGGAGTTCGCCAACGTCACCGGCCTTGCAGCTCCCACCATTGAGCCGTTCCATGCGGACTGCATCGAACATTTCCGCAAGCACGGGTTCGCGTACTTCGGGATGATTACCGTGGTCACGGACGTTGTGCGCGAGAATAACCAGACCTACCGCCTCGGATGGACGGAACAGTGCAAGGACGGCACCAAGATGGGCGTCGGCTGCCCGGAGTATATCTTGCTGTTCCGCAAGCTGCCCACCGATTGCAGCCGTGGCTATGCCGATACGCCGGTGAAGAAGTCCAAAGAGGAATACACCCGCGCCCAGTGGCAGATTGACGCTCATGCGTTTTGGCGTTCCAGCGGCGACAGGCCTTTTGCTAGGGAGGAGCTGGAGAAGATTCCGACCTCCAAACTCCAGAGCGTCTACCGGAAGTTCAGCCGCGACAGCGTCTACGACTACGGCGAGCACGTCAAACTCGCAGAAAGCCTCGACAAAGACGGACGGCTGCCGAGCACCTTCATGGTCGTTGCACCCGGTTCATGGGATATGACGGTCTGGGACGACATTGTGCGGATGAAAACGCTCAACACCTCCCAGAGCCAGCGGCGGCAGAACCTCCACGTCTGCCCGCTTCAGATCGACATCGTGCAGCGCCTGATTGAGCGGTACAGCAATGAGGGCGAACTTGTTGCTGACCCCTTTGCAGGGCTTTTCACGGTGCCGTATGAGGCGGTGAAGATGAACCGTAAGGGAAAGGGCGTGGAGTTGAACCCTGACTATTTCCGCGACGGCGTGGGCTATTTGGAGGCCGCAGACGCCGAAAAGGACGCACCCACCCTGTTTGACCTGCTGGAGAATGGAGCCTGAACATGAGCAATGACAACATGAGCCGGAACGCCGAGCACTATGCAGACCCGACTCCCGGCACCGCGATGCGGAACATCCGCAAGGAAGAATACCAGAAAGAGGCCGCCCGGCTGCTGCAAATCAGCATTCTGGTGCCGATGCTGCGTCAGATCGCAGAGTGGTCCGGCTTCGACATCATTGGCCGCATCCCGCTGCGGGACAGGGTCACCGGAAAGGAGTATCGGTAATGGACAACAAAATTCTGGAAGAGGCTCGCGATACCATGCTGACAGCCTGCGAGAAGCTGGGCTGTGCCGGTATCATCAGCAGTTGGACGCGCAGGGACGGCACGGTGGTCAGACTGTCGCTGAAAATCATGCCCCATAACGAGGACACCATTGCGGATGCCATCTGCGACATGGACGATGAAGAGCTGGCCAAGCGCCTTATCCCCATTGTCGTGAACCAGATGTGCGCGGATGGGGTCCCGACCGAGGAAGAAGCGCTGAAGTGGCTCCAGCAGCCTGCCAGCTGCCTGAAGGAGTAAGGAGGACAAGATGGCACAGCATTACAAGATCGACTGCGACAGGGTGGAGGACCGGAAGGCGCTGGTCGTTGTCCTGTCGATGAACGGCTATATCGTCCGCATGGGCAAGGAAAAGCGCAACGGCAAATCCGCCGTGATCTACTTCGTGGAGTATTGGAGGGGCGACAATGAGTGAAGAAATGCCCCTTGAGCGCGCGGCGGAAATCCTCGACCCGGCGCACCGGGAGGATTACAAGAGCATTGAGCCGGTGAACGAGGCTTGCAGGATGGGCCGGGATGCCCTGCTGCTGCACATTCCCCGCAGCCCTTACCCGGACGGCGACAAGGGTATTCTGGCTTGCCCTAACTGCGGCAGCGGTGAATACCTGCACAACATCGACACGGCCCGGAACGTGTTCTGCGGCCAGTGCGGACAGGCTATCAAGTGGGAGGACGACGATGAATAGACCTAGAACGGCGGCGAGCATTCGCCGCAGCTACATCGGCGCACGGAGCCGCGTAGAGGGCGCAGGTTTCGAGAACATCATCAACAGCGCTTGCGCGTATTACTGCTCCATCGGTCTGGCGGACGTTGAAAAGACCCCGGAACCGATGAAGCCGATTGGAAGTCCTGACCGTGCGGGCCGGTTTATCGCCTGTTACACCAAACAGGCCCAGCCGGACTACAAGGGCGTTCTCAGGGGTGGCAAGGCAGTCAATTTCGAGGCGAAGCACACGGACAGCGACCGCATGACTGCCGACCGTGTGACGCCCGAACAGGCAGCCCGCTTGACCCGCACTGAAAAGCTCGGCGGCATCGCCTTTGTCCTCTGTTCTTTCAGTGGCAGATACTTCTACCGCGTTCCGTGGGCCGTCTGGCGCGATATGAAGCGCCTGTTCGGCCGAAAGTACATCACCCCGGCGGATTTGGCAGAGTACCGTATCCGCGTTGCAGCGCCCGGAGTGCTGCTGTTTTTGGAAGGAGTTGAAACGAATGCGCCCGATTGAAGAAATCAAGAAGAGCCATCGCCTGATGATCGTGCGGGAGGGCTGGGACGGCTTCATGGCCTACCTCGTCCACCCACAGTATAAGCCGCAGACTGTGGGCATTGTTGCATCGTGGGGCGGCGGCTGGGAACACGTCAGCGTGAGCCTCCCGCGCCGCTGCCCGACGTGGGACGAGATGTGCCTTATCAAGGACATCTTCTGGGACGAGGAAGAATGTGTGGTGCAGTTCCACCCGCCGCGCAGCCAGTACGTTGACACCCATCCGTACTGCCTCCACCTGTGGAAGAAAATCGGCGAGACCTACGAGACCCCGCCGAAAGAATTTGTTTGACGAAAGGAGCTACCACATGAGTAAAAGAGAAAACCGCCGCATCCGGCAGCTGGAACGCCGCGTGGCAGAGCTGGAAAAGAATATGCCCGCGCCTGACTGCCAGATTCGCGTTGACGCGGAGAACTTCGTGCCGGAAAAGCTGGCACAGGACATCGCGGAGGCCATTGGTAAGTCCGCCGGAAAGAGCGTTCAGGTGCGGCCCGCAAAGACCTGCAAAACCCTCAGCGACGCGCTGCGGGAAATCAGCGACGCGCTGCGGGAAGTCTTTGGCGCAAAGTGACCGGCCCGCAGCCGGAGACAGAAAGAGGGGTGTATATGGAGATTAGGGCATGGAGAGCATGGGAACCCAAAGGGATTCTTGATACAGAAGAAGTGAAAAAGTGGTTTCAGAGTTGCCGAAATATGGCTGAAGCCATCCACAACCAGCGTGAAAAGGTCGCCCGTCTGCGGGACGCTGCAACGCATATCACGCAGAACTTGAACGGAATGCCGATGGCATCCGGCAACGGAGATAAGATTCTGGAAGTTGTGTGCGACAGGGACGCGGAAATCCGCAAGCTGAACCACATGGAAACGGAACTGGTGAAGCGCCGCATGGAGGCCATCTCCCGCGTTTTCTGCATCGTATACGCCGAAGATGGGTACAGCATCCGCATTGCGGACTACCTGCGCAGCTATTACATCGACTGCGAGACCACGGACAAGGACGGCTATTTCAAGCTCAAAACCTACGAGAACGTCGCCGAAGAATACGATGTGTCAGTAAAAACCGTTGCCAATGGCCTGAAGAACGGGCTGGAAGCGCTGGCTGAAATCTGGCCCAACATTACGAGGGATAGTGCATGATGCGCAAAATGCACAAAGCAAAGCACTGAATTTTCGACACGAGCATACATTGCCGTTACCATGCCTTGCGAGTATGCTTATTACAAGCGCAACCGCGCATTGCGGCACGGCGCTAACAAGAGGAGAAGCAGAGCAGCACGTCACTCCCCGCTGCTTCTTCGCTTTTATGTGTGGATGCAGGAAATGACGGTGCGAACAGCAGGTGAACGCCGTGGCGGTCTGATTCCGCCCATCTGCACCAATACCCGCCACCCCGTCGGCGGAAGTGGACGCATGATCTAATCAGTCACCGGGAGCTGCTGCGTTTCCCAAGCGCAGCGCATTTTCCTTTCTTTTTCTCTTTTGACGGCTTTGCATACCATCCGACATGATTTTCCTCCTATAACAGCTGCCCGGAGGCCCCGGAACGCTTAGGCGGTGCGCGTGTATTCCGCTGGTGTGTGCGTCCAACCCCTGCGCCCTGAACTGCGACCGACCATCGCAGCAAGGGGCCTTTTATATGCCGTTGTAGCTCAAGCAGAGCGCCGCCCAGTTAAGGCGGGTCACATTGACGATACGCAAGAGCGGCCCTGTCCGGCCTGTCCCCGGATGGATTGAAACTCTTGTGGTGCTGGTTCAAGTCCAGCCATCGGCTATTATATGCCGCCCTAGCGCAACGTGGAGCGCATTCGTGGGAGTAGCCACGGAGGGTTAGATTCCGAAAGGCGGCTATCATGCGCTCGTAGCTCAGTTGGTAGAGTACAGGACTTTTAATCCTGAAGCCGTGGGTCCAAGTCCCACCGGGCGCACCAAAACAAAAACAGAGGGCTGTCCAGCAACGGACAACCCTCTGTTTCATTTTGTGGTCATCCGAAATTTTCTAAGGAGGGTAGCATGATTACCAAGGAATTGATGAAACTGCCGGTCGCGGACCTTGTGCCGTATGAGAACAACCCGCGCGTGATCTCCCCGGAAGCCGTGAACGCCTGCGCGGAAAGTATGCGCCAGTGCAGCGCACTTGACCCCATCGAGGTGGACGAAAACAACGTCATTCTGAGCGGCCATACCCGCCGCCTCGCTCTGATGCAGCTCCATGTGGACATGGCCGACGTGGTGCGCTACACCGGCCTGACGGAAGAGCAGAAGCAGAAATACCGCATCCTCGCCAACAAGACCGGCGAGATGACCGGCTGGGATTTCTCCAAGCTGGAGCAGGAACTCGCGGAGGTGGATTTCGGAGACTTCGACTTCAACTTCGACAGTGAGGCCCCGGAGGACATCTTTGATGATTCCACCGACCTGCGCAGTGAGTACGATGAACCGCATGACGAAAGGCTGATTTGCCCCTGCTGCGGCCACATCGACCTCAAAGCAAAATTCAAAAAATTTGAAGGAGTCACTGGCGATGCACAAAACGGCAATGAGTGAAAATTTTCCTCAGTGCGCTGGAGAACAACAACGCTCGTCTGGATGAACTCGGCTCGATGCACTACAACCTGATGTCCTACTACTACATCCCGAAGAACCCCAAAAGAGCGCAGGGCATTATTGAGCAAAGCGAGCGCATCATGATAGATTCCGGCGCTCATACCTTCCAGAAGGGTAAGACAAAACTGGACTGGGAGGAATACACCGAATCCTATGCGCGTTTCATCCGGGAAAACGACTGCGACAAGATAGTGGGCTATTTCGAGATGGACGTGGACAAGGTGATAGGGCTTGAGCGCGTCATAAAACTGCGCAGACGGCTTGAACAGGAAACAGACAAGATTATTCCTGTCTGGCACAAGGGACGCGGAATTGAGGACTTCTACCGGATGTGCGAAGAGTACAGCGGCAAGGTCGTTGCTATCACCGGTTTCAAGAACGAGGACATCAAGGACCACCAATATGCACAATTCCTAAAGATAGCGTGGCAGCACAGCTGCCGCGTTCATTGTCTGGGCATGACACGGCAGGATGTGCTGAAGAAAGTTCCCTTTGACTATGTGGACAGCTCTTCGTGGACACAGGGTGTCCTATATGGCCGTTTGGGAGGCCGAAAGCTAAAAAACGAAAAGACCACTGCGGAACGCGCTGTCATGCGCCAACGCCAGTGGGAAGCTGCATACAAGGAGGCAATGAAGATGCAGGAATACTATGAAAACTACTGGTTCACCACGACCGCCAGACTGAAAAAATCTCTGGGGGGGGGGTACTGATTATGCGCAGTAATATGAAGTCCCTCGCTTATGCCGCCATGACTGCGGCCATTTATTATGTTCTCTGCGTGGCAATCGCCCCGCTGAGTTATGGGCAGGTACAGTGCCGCATTTCGGAGGTTATCCTGCTGTTCTGTATGCACAACACCTTTGCCGTCTACGGCTATACCCTCGGCTGCGCACTGGCAAACCTGACCTCTCCGCTGGGCATTCTGGACGTGATCGTCGGCTCCCTTGCGAACCTCATTGTTGGCACGTTCGCCCGCAGGAGCGGCAAGGTTGTCCCGACTATCCTGTTCGGCACCGTGTTCAACGGCATTGTGGTCGGCGCAGAACTGTCCATCGTGTACGGCTCTCCGTTCCTGCTGAACGCTGTGTGCGTCGCAGCTGGCGAGGGCATTTCTCTTCTGCTTGGCGCTGTGCTGTATAAGCTGGTTGGCAAGCGCATCGAAAGTATCTGGAGGTGAGTTCCGATTGGCCGCAAAGGTAAGTATGAGCAGTGGCTAGAGCCTGAAGGGCTGACGCTGCTTCGTGGATGGGCAAGAGATGGCCTCAAAGACAAGCAGATTGCCGCGAATATAGGCTGCTCAGTATCGACCCTCTGCGAATGGAAAAACAAATTTCCCGAATTTTCGGAAGCACTAAAAAAGGGCAAGGACGTCGCGGACTACATTGTGGAGAATGAGCTGTTCGAGAGCTGCAAGACCCGCACCGTGACCGTCAAGAAGCCTTTCAAACTGAAAACCGTCAAAGTGGACGGCAAAAAGAGACTGGAGGAAGAGCGTATCGAGTACGCGGAAGAGCAGGTCGTCGTCCCGGCCAACGTGACGGCCCAGATTTTCTACCTGAAGAACCGGCGGCCAGAGAAGTGGAAAGACAAACCGCAAGAGAACACGACCGAGGCCCAGAACACCGATATGCAGACCCTCGCAGACCTGTTGCAGCATCCGTTACCCAACCGCGACATCAAGGACTTTGAAGAATGAACATTCCCGCACCTTTTTCTGAAAACCAGATGCGTTTCTTCTGGGACTGCTTCGACCACTGGTTCAACGTGGCAGAGGGCGGCAAGCGTGGCGGTAAGAACGTCCTTATCACCATGGCGTATTGCACCATTCTGGAGAAGCATCCAAGCAGAATACACCTGATTGCGGGCGTGTCCACGGCCACGGCGCGGCTGAACATTCTGGACTGTGACGGCTTCGGCCTGAAAAACTACTTTGAAGGACGCTGCCGGGAGGGCGTGTACCAGAACCGCGATTGCCTGTATATCCAGACGGCGACCGGTGAAAAGGTCGTGCTGATCTCCGGCGGCGGCAAGGCTGGCGATGAAAAGCTCATTAAGGGCAACACCTACGGCACGGCCTACATCACCGAGGCCAACGAGTGCAGCAAAATCTTCATCCAAGAGGTTTTCGACCGTACCCTGTCCAGCCCCGACCGAAAGATATTTCACGACCTGAACCCGAAAGCCGAGGCTCACTGGTACTATCAGGATGTCTTGAACTTCCACGAAGAAAAGCTCAAAGCGAACCCGAAGTACGGCTTGAACTACGGCCATTTCACCATCGCGGACAATATGAGCATATCGGACGACCAGCTCCGGGCTGTGCTGTCAACGTATGACCGGAAAAGTGTCTGGTATGCCCGCGACATTCTGGGCCAACGCAAAATGGCCGAGGGCCTTGTCTATCCCATGTTCTCGATGGAAAAGCACGTCGTCAAAGGCGTCATTCCGTACAGCTCCCGCCACCGGTACTATGTTTCCATCGACTACGGCACGGTCAATCCGTTTGCTGCTGGCCTATGGGATTTCGACCCGGTGAGCCATAAGGCTATCATGATACGCGAGCTGTACTACCGTGGAGGCAGCGCAAACCGTACTGACAACGAGGGCTATTACAGGCTGCTGAAGAAGCTGATTGGCGACATCAAAATCGAGTATATCATCATCGACCCTTCGGCGTCGTCCATGATAGAAACCATTGAAAAGTATGCAGAATGGCTTGTGGTGAGGGCTGACAACGACGTTCTGAACGGCATTCAGGACGTGACGAAGTACCTAAACATGGGCCTTTTGCTGTTCCATGAGAGCTGCAAGGAGACGTTCAAAGAATTTGACCAGTATTCGTGGGACGAAGAATCTGGCGAGGATGCTGTTATCAAAGAGTTCGACCACAGCATGGATATGATACGCTACTTCTGCCGCACGGCCCTCCGCGCAGAGCTGAAGTACATTGCATGATGGAAAGGGGGTGAACTGCTGTGAGTTTCATTTCCCGCTTATGGGGGAGGATAAAATCTATGTTTATTCGTACCGACATCGGAAAGACCTTCGGCGTGGAGCTGATTCAGTCCTCCGAGATGAACGCAGCGCTGGAGCTGTGGGACAATGTTTCGTCTGAGCGCCCGCCGTGGCGCAACCCGGACGACGACATCCGCACCTACAACATGGGAAAGCACATCAGCGACTACCGGGCGCGGCTTGTCTGCCTCGACCTCGGTGTTGCGCTGTCCGGCTCGCCCCGGGCCGACTACTTGCAGGGCATTTGCGATGATCTTATCAAGCGGCTGCCCGATAAGGTAGCAGACGCCGAGCGCATGGGCGGTATCGCCATCAAGTGGAACGGCTCCAGCTGGGACTTCCACCTGCCGGGAGAGTTTGGCATCACCAAACAGGACGGCAACGGCAACATCGTGGGCGCAATCTTCGCTGAGTACATCACGCACGGCTTCGACCATTACACCCGGCTGGAGTACCACCGGTTCAAAGATGGGCTGTATCTGATTACGAACAAGGCGTTCCTCAATCGTTCAATGAGCAACGGCCAGTATACCCTTGGCACTGAAATCCCACTGACAGAGGTTGACGAGTGGGCGGAGATGCAGCCTGAGACACAGATCGAGCAGCTGGAAGCTCCGCTGTTCGCATTCTTCCGGCTGCCCGGCGCAAACACCATCGACCCTTCTTCCCCGCTGGGTGTGTCTGCCTTTGCAAATGCGCTGCCGGAGCTGGAGGCGCTGGATGTTGCCCTCAGCAGAAAGAACGGGGAGGTCGCAGACAGCAAGCACATCACGTTTGTTGGTCAGGCGGCTGTCCAGTACGCCAAGAACCGAAACGTGCAGCTGCCGCGCTTTATCAAGGCGCTGGGCGCTGGCGTGAACGACGACGGAAAGGCCGTCACCGAACACGTCCCCACCATGCTGACCGATGCCCGCATCAAGGACATCAACTTCGACCTGTCCATGGCCGGTGTCAAATGCGGCTTCAGCGAGGGCGTCTTTGTCATGGACGGCCAGACCGGCATGATTACGGCCACACAGGTGGAAAGCGACGACCGCGACACCATCCAGACCATCAAGGCAGACCGCGACGCTCTGCGTAGCGCAATCGAACAGGCCATCAAGGGCGCAGACGCTCTTACAACCCTGCTGGGAGCTGCACCGATTGGCGAGTACGAAACCACCTACAACTTCGGCGACATCACCTATAACTACGAAGAGGACAAGGCCAGCTGGAAAAATTACGCCTCGCAGGGCTGGATTCCACTCTGGCTGTACTTCACCAAGTTCGAGGGTATGAGCGAGGAAGAGGCAAAAAAGGTGGTCGCAGAAGCCAAAGCAGCCGAAAAGGAAAAGGGCCTGTTCGACGAGGAATAACCGGAAGGGGGGCTGCTCCATGCTGACACCGCAGCAGATCACAGAGCTTGCGGAAACGCTGTATCCGGCGCTGGACGACCTCAACCGGTGGATAACGCTGGACATGATACGGCGCTTCATGGCACGTCTGGGCCGCGGAGAGGACGCTGTACTGTCTGGGACAGACCGGTGGCAGACCGAGGTATACCAAGCAGCGGGCGGCCATCTGGAGGAACTGCAAAAGAAGCTGAAACTGTTCACGAAGCAGTCTGACGCCGAAATCGCGGCCATCTTTGAGGATGCGGCGGTCAAGGCGTGGGCTGCCGACTGTGCTGTCTATGCAGCAGCCGGTCACGACGTGCAGCCTTTGGCTCTGTCCAGCCGCATGGTGAGCATCTTGCAAGACGCCTACACACGGACACAGGGCGAAGCGCACAACTTCACCCGCACAACGGCCAGTGCGTCGCAGAAGCGGCTTTTCAAGGTACTGGATGAAGCGCATTTCAAGGTCATTACCGGCGCTCAGTCCTACACGGCGGCAGTACAGGAGGGCGTGGACGAGCTGGCGAAACACCAGACGCACGTTGTCTATCCGACCGGCCATCGTGACACCATCGAAACGGCAGTTCTGCGAGCTGTCCGCACTGGTATCAGTCAGGCCACCGGCAACATGACCATGCAGGGCATGATAGACCACGATTGGGACCCCATCCGTGTATCTGCCCATCGTGGCGCACGTTACGGAGACGGCGGACACAACCCCGGCAACCACTTCTGGTGGCAGGGTAAGTTGTATAGCCGCACCGGGCGCACACCGGGCCTCCCGCTCTTCGTTGAGGCGACCGGCTATGGAACCGACGAGGGTTTGGGCGGCTACAACTGCCGCCACAGCTTCGGCCCCGGCGACCCAAACCACAACCCTTTTCAGAACTTCGACGAGGAAGAGAACCGCAGGGTCTACGACCTCACGCAGGAGCAGCGAGCCAAAGAAGCCCGAATCCGGCGTGAAAAGGTCGAGATGGCAGGTTATCAGGCAGCAGCCGAAAACTCCACAGACGACGCTCTGCGGGCGGCTCTGGAGGATAAAGCGGCCAGAGCATCGGCAAGGCTGAAAAAGCATACGGCGGACTATGAGCGGTTCTGCCGGGAAAACAGCCTGAAGCCGCTGAATGACCGGCTGTATGTTGCACGACGTTCACAAGCAGCCGCCCGCGAGGCTGCGCACAAATCGCCCATTGGAGGACAAAACGAATGAGCAAGAAAATCTTTATCAGCCAGCCCATGAACGGCAGAACGGACGAACAGGTTTTGCAGGAACGCAAAGCTCTGATTCACTGGGCAAAGAAAAAGCTCGGCGACGATGTGGACCCGCTGGAGACGTTCTTTGACGATTTCGGCCCCGCGGCAAAACCGCTGGACTATCTGGCCCGCAGCATCGAATTTCTGGCTAAGGCTGACGTGGCCGTGTTCGCACCCGGCTGGCAGGGTGCCCGCGGCTGCCGCATTGAGCATCAGTGCGCTGCTGACTATGGCATCCACATCATGGAGGTATCGACCTATGGCGAGCTGCTTAATGTCTGATGCACCCTATGCGCCGTGGCTCTCTGACGTTCTGGCAATGCTGGAGGAAAACAAAATCGACCGCATTTGCGTTGCAGCCCCGCTCCCCGGCGGCGAAGTGTTCACCGGTTACTACCACATGGACATGATGGACAAGGCTGTGGTCGTAACGAACATTCAGGCAGATGCCACGCTGGATGCAGTCTGTGCCAATGGCCGCCGCATTCAGGAGGCGTGGGAAGCCGATGATGAAGAGGATGTGGACGATGATGAATGACTTCGATAAACGAATGAGGCGGAGCCGCAGACGAACTGAAATTCTTGGAGCTGTGGCATCTGTTCTCGTTGTGGTCACTGCTTTTGGCTCTGTTGCGATTTCGATTTTTCTTTACAGCGGCTTGTTCGCATCCGATATTCCCGAATGGATGAAATGGGCGCTCCTGCTCTTTAGATAAACCCCTGAGTTTTTTTAGCACGATGCACTTGCACCGTGCTATTTTTATGCCCGCTGCGGCCGCATGAGGCCAAAGAGGGCGCAATATCAGTCTACCTGCGGACTTAACAAGGCAGGGGCAACAAGTCAGAGCGACGACTTAAAACGCTTAGTTGCTGAACCGGAGGCATCCTATGAAAACCAATGAACTGAAAGACCTTGGACTGAATCAGGAACAGATCGACGCGGTCTTTAAGCTCAACGGCCTCGACGTGGAAAACGCCAAGGCCCCCATCGCCACGCTGACGGCGGAACGTGACGACCTGAAAGCCCGCTTGGCAACCGCAGAGGACACCCTGAAAGGCTTCGATGGCAAGTCTGCCGATGAAGTCAAGGCGGAAATCGCCCAGTACAAGAAGCAGGCCGAAGATGCCGAAAAGAACCGGCAGACCGAACTGACCCAGCGTGACCAGCGCGATTGGGTCAAGGGTCAGCTGGACAAGTACGGCGTTTCCTCTCCCTACGCCCGCCGCCAGCTTACCGCTGACGTGATGGACGAAAAGGACGGCCTGAAATGGAAGAACGGCGCATTTCAGGGCTTCGACGACTTCATGAAAACTGCAAAGGAAAAGGATTCCGGCCTGTACCAGACTGCCGAGGAAAAGGCAGAGGCTGAAAAACAGGCGCAGCTTGAAAAGAAAGCGCCGAAGATTGTCGGCCCCACCGGCAACACCACTCCGACGGAAACCAAGTACACCCCGCCCAAAATTTTCTAACCCGAAAGGAAGGTAAACCACTATGGCAAGAATTGAATCTCTGGGCATTCTCAACACCGACAGCGGCAAAGAGTATCTCGCCGAGCTGTACGGCAAAGTCATCCAGAACGTGCAGAAAGCGCTCGTTTCTGCTGGTATGAAGAACACCGACCTGTCCGGCGACCCGACCGCTGGCACTGTGGAGGCAAAGCGCTTCGCAAACGCCACCTCCGCAGCCTATGGCACTGCCCGCACTGCTGGCAAGGGCAGCCAGATCAAGGCGAAGTCCGTGACCGTGGCTATCGACACTGACCGCGAAATCGTGGAGGAGATGGAGGAAAAGGACGTTAAGCTGTACGGCGTCGATGGCGTTCTGGACCGTCGCGCTGCAAACCATGTTCTGCGCATGGCTGCAGAACTGGACAAAGACTTCTTCAAGGCCGCAGACGGTGAAGCCGTTAAGGTGACTGTCGCCGCTGGCACCAGCGTCGAAGATGAACTGGAGCAGGTCATTCAGGAGGCCGAAAACACTGCCAACGATTTTGTGGATGGCGTACCCCGCGAGATGATGTGTCTGGTAACGTCCACCGCCTACTATGGCAAGATCCGCAACAACCTCGACAAGATGTCTCGCGCGAACGTGGATACTGCTGCTGAGGAGTTCTACGCATGGCACGGTGTCGAGGTCAAGAGCTGCACCCACCTGCCCGCTGGCTGTGACTATATCCTGATGGTTGACGGCTCTGTGGCCCAGCCTGTCATGGCCAACCCCTATACCGCTGAAAAGATTCCGCTGTCCGAGGCGACCGCCGTCAGCCTGTTCTATCACTACGGCACCAAGGTCGTCACCCCTGACCTGATTTTCAAGAAGAAGGGCGCGGAGTAAGAAAGGAGCTATCACAATGGCAAAGTTCAAGAACATCGTCACCGGCAATGTGCTGGAGACTGACAACCCGCTGACCATCGAGCTGATGGAGAACAGCGACCGCTATGAAGCTATGGACGCACCTGCCGTCGAGGCGGCTGTACCCGCCAAGAAGTCCAGCAAGGCAAAGGCCGCAGCAGCGCCCGCAGAGGACGCCTGAGCGGAGGTGTAAACCATGGCGTATGCGGATTATGAGTTCTACACCGCCCGGTATTTCGGCGATGAGCTGACCAAGGCGACCGCGCCGAAATGGCTGGAACGTGCGAGTGATGCTGTTGATACCATTACCTTCTACCGGCTGGCGCAGGGTATGCCCGAAGATGACGCTCATGTTGTCCGGGTGAAGAAAGCCGTGTGCGCTCTGGCAGACATTCTCTTCCGCGTGGAGCAGCAGCGCACGGTAACGGCGGCCAGCAAAGATGCACAGGGCAATCTCCGGCCCGCCGTGGCCTCTATGACCTCCGGCAAGGAATCTGTGTCCTATGTGCAGTCTGCGGAGGCGTCCGTGTACGCAAAGGCTGCATCCGACAGCGCAGCGCTGAACTCCCTGCTGCAATCTGAAGCTGAACGGTATCTCGCAAACGTCCCCGGCCCGGACGGCGTGAACCTGCTGTATGCGGGGGTGAGATGATGCACGACCAGACCATTACGCTGTACAACTACCACGAGCCGTCTGGCCTTTGGTATACGACCGTGTTTGACCATGTGCAGCTTGCCGCGGCCAACGCGAGCAGCGCGACGACGCACGGCAACAACGGCAGCGATTCGGTGAGCATCATCATCCCGGCAGCAGCAGACAAAACGGCCGGCGCACGGCAGTACATCGGCCCGAAAGCCTATGCAGCGCGAGACGCACCCGGCGAGTGCTTCACGTTCTGGCCGGAGCATGATTTCGTCGTTGTCGGCAGCTGCCCTCTGAAGCAGCCTGTTTCTGAGGACGACTACGACAACGGCTTATACCACGAGATGAACCATGGGCAGGATGAAGTCTACATGATTACTTCGGCCTCGTTCTACGGACTCATTCCACATTTTGAAGTGGAGGGACGCTAAATGAGCGATACGGAGCATTTTCAGGGCTTTTCCTGTGTCCATGGTAATTTTTGTGCGGAAATCCATTTCGACCGTTTTTCCCGGCAGTTTGCCGCTGCTCAGGAATGGTTGGCAGAACAGGTGCTTGCAGACTGCAAACCGTTCATGCCAATGGAAACCGGAAGTCAGGTTCAGCGCTCGTATGTGGACGAGGGCGGCAAGCGGGTCGTATTCCCCGGCCCCTATGCGCGGTATCTGTATGAGGGCAAGGTCATGGTCGATTCCGAGACCGGCAAAGGTCCCATGAAGATACCGGACGGCTCCGGCGGATATCTACTCCGGTTCCGCAAGGGGGCGACGCTCGTTCCGACCAGTAGACCGCTGACCTATTCGACGACTGCGAACCCACAGGCTACCGACCACTGGTTCGATGCCGCGAAGGCGGCGAACGAAGAACGCTGGCTGAACGGAGTAAAACGCATAGGAGGTAGAGGCGAAGATGCCTAAAGCAAATACCGCCGTCAAGTTTGATGTTGACGGTTCTGAAATCATGAGCAAGGTGCTGATGGAGCTGCTCAACACCTGCCCCGCACTGTGCGGCAGGAGAATCGCATTCTCCACGCTGGGCGAGGACGACGGCCTTGCATTCTTCCCTTCTGTGGGTGCGGCTATCACGTCCGAGAAAGAAAGCATCACCGGACACGTCAATCAGGTCTGCGCTTATCCGTTTGACATCGTGCTGCGCTGCGCTCCCAAGACGGAAGCTGCAAGGATGCGGAGCAAAGAGCTGCTGGACGCTATCGGGCGGTGGCTGGAACGCCAGCCGGTCACGGTGAACGGTGAGATGCACACTATGGACGCATACCCGGCTCTGACGGAGGGAAACCGCAAAATCAGGGCCATTTCCCGCACAAGCCCCTCGCACCTGAATGCTGTGTACCAGAACGGCGTTGAGGACTGGCTGTTCTCCGGCAGCCTGAGATACGAAAACAATTTTTGCAGATAAGGAGAGAACAACATGGCAGAGAAAATCGAACGTAAGCTGCTGGCTCACTATATCGATGCCAGCTTTGACACCACCGGGAACACCCCGAAGTATGTCCGTCTGGGTAAGGACCTCGAGGAGTACAACCTCGAACTGAACCCGGACGTTGAGGTGTCGAAAAACATTTGGGGTGAAAGCACCATCAAGCACAACGGCTACGAGCCGCAGAGCGAGGTGGACCCCTACTATGCAGTGGAGGGCGACCCGCTGTATGAGAAGCTGGAAGCTATCGCAAATGGTCGCCTGACCGGCAACGACTGCCTGACCACCACTGTGGATGTGCTGGTTGACAGCAAGGGCAAGGTGGCATGGGCATACCGCGAGAAGGTTATGGTCGTGCCTACCTCCGTGGGCGGTGACACCAGCGGTGTGCAGATTCCGTTCACCATTTACAACGCAGGCGAGCGCGTCAAGGGCAACTGGGACACCACGACCAAGGCATTCACCGAGCTGCCCGGCAGCGATAGCGAATAATCGACAATAAAGCATGAGAACAGGGCGGTCAGCGTGGGTTGGCCGCCCTTTATCTTTAGGAGGACAAAATGGAAAACGAAAAGACCCTGAATTTCCCGGAACCTGAGAAGAATGTCGGCATCGTCATCGACGATGGCACCGAGGAAGTGCCCATCACGAACCTGCGCGGCCAGCGCGTCGGCGTGTTCTATGTGCGCCCGACCGATATCGGCATCGTACATCGGTATAACGACTTCGTGAAGAAGTTCAACGGTGTTCTGGAGCCGGTGCAGCAGGTCAACCTCAACAGCGACGGCTCCGCAAAGGATGGCGACGACCGTACCATCAACGCGCTGCGCGAAGCTGAAAAGCGTCTGTCCGACGCGCTGAACACCCTGTTTGATGGCAACTTCGCCGAGGCGTTCTTCGGCAAGATGAATCCTTTCTCCATCGTCGGTGGCCGTTTCTACTGCGAAATCGCCATTGAGGCCGTCGGCGCATATATCCAGAAGCGCTTTGACAGCGAGATGAGCCTCGCGCAGAACCGTGTGGATAAGTACACCCACGGCTACCGCACCGGCAAGCACCGGAACGGCGGCAAACGGCGCGGCAGAGGGCCGCAGCAGTGATCGGCGAGCTTCCCACCCGGCTGGATGTCAACGGTAAAAGCTACGCCATCCGCACGGACATGAAAGACGTGCTGAAAATCCTGCAAGCGTTTGGAGACCCGGAGCTGAAAGACGAGGAAAAGGTCTATATCTGCCTTGTCATTCTCTACCGGGACTTCGACGAGATGCCGCAATCTGACTACGAGGCCGCATACAAGGCGGCTGCGGAGTTCATAGACTGCGGCCTCCATTCTGGCGCAGACAAGGGACGACCGACACCCCGGACAATGGACTGGGAGCAGGATGCACCGATTCTGTTCCCGGCCATCAACCGGGTGGCAGGCTGTGAGGTGCGCAGTATCCCGCATCTGCACTGGTGGACGTTTATGGGCTACTTCATGGAGATCCATGACGGCACATTTGCTCAGGTCATGGCCTTGCGCAGCAAAAAGGCCAAGGGCAAAAAGCTGGAAAAGTGGGAACGCGAGTTCTGGGCCGCAAACAAAGACCTGTGCACTTTGAAAGTGAGAAGGAGCGCAGAGGAACAGGCCGAAATAGACCGGCTCAACAAATTACTGGAGTAAGGAGGTGGCACTGATATGGCACAGGCAGACGGCTCCATTGTCGTTGACACTGAGCTTCAGACCGAAGGGTTTGACAAAGGGAGCAAGAACATGCAGCGGGCAGTCAACTCCCTGCAATCCAAGGTTGACGGCCTCGCGCCGACCATGAAAAAAGCAATGCGCGGCAGCGCCAGCGCCTTAGAATCTTTTGATACCAAGGTTGGCCCGCTGCAAGAGACGATTGCAGCTCTGGAAGATAAGATGGGCCAGCTGGGCAAGATGCGCATTCCGACTGACGACTATTCGTGGCTTCAGACGGAAATCGCGAAGGCAGAAAAAGAGCTGGACAAGCTGCTCAACAAAGAGGCCATGTACGAGGACATGGACGTGAACAAGTCCTCGCAGAAGTGGAAAACGCTGCAATACAGCATCGAGCAGACCGAACGAAAGCTGGAAGAATACCGGGCCGAGGCGGCGCAGATGGAGGAGAATGGAACCTCTCACACGTCTGGCGCAGATTCTGCGGAGTATGACCAGCTGAGTACGGCTCTCGACGCCGTGAAAGAAAAGCTCGACGGTATGGTGCAGAAAGTGGAGCGCGGCACATCTGCTTTTGCAAAGTTCGGCAGCATTATCGGCAAGGGCGTTGTCGGCGGCCTGAAGGGCATGGTTTCCATGCTGGGTAAGGGCGCGGCAGCCATGCTGAAATTGTCCCTGCGGGCAAAGAAAACGCACTCCAGCTTCAACAGCGGCATCGGAACGCTGCTGCGGTACGGACTGGGCGTTCGCAGCTTGTTCACCCTCATGAGCAAGCTGCGCAGCGCGTTGGTGGACGGCTACAAAAATCTTGCCCGGTATTCCAGCCGGACAAACGCCGCAATCTCGTCCCTGATGTCTGCGCTGGATAGGCTGAAGAACAGCTTTGCAAGCGCATTTGACCCCATCCTGCGGGCAGCAGCCCCGGCGCTGGTATCGCTTATCAACCTTATCTCCGAGGCGGTTTCCCGCATCGGGATGTTGACGGCGGCCCTGACTGGCTCAAAAACCTACACTAAGGCAACGACCATTCAGGAGGACTACGCCAAGAGCCTCGACAAAACGTCGCAGTCTGCAAAAAAGGCAAAGGCGGCTCTGGCCAGCTTCGATGAACTGAACATTCTGGACGATAAGGACACGGACAACACGAAAGACGATGGTTCCGTTGACCCCTCCAAGATGTTTGAGCAGGTCCCCATTGACAGCGCCGTGCTGGACTTTGCGGACAAGCTGAAAAAGGCATTTGAGGAAGCTGACTGGAAAGAGCTGGGCACACTGCTGGGCAACAAAATCAATGAGCTGGTGGACAGCATTGATTGGTCCGGCTGGGGAACAAAAATCGGCAAGGGCATGAATGCAGCCATCCAGACGCTGTACTACACCGTGGACACGGTGGACTGGGTGAATATCGGCAAGCATTTGGCCGAGGCGGTCAACAGTATCATCAATGAGGTTGACTGGGACATCTTCGGGCGGCTGCTGGCGAAGAAGTTTACCGTGGCGCTGGATTTGGCCGGTGGTTTCCTGAAAGAGCTGGACTGGACGGCTGTGCTTCAGGCGTTCACCAGCGGCTTCTCTGGCTTCTATAACGAGTTGCAGGAGTGGCTGGAGAGCAAAGACTGGTATCGGATTGGCGAGATCATCACCGCCAAGCTGTCCGACGCGCTGCGTAACGGCAACGTGGAGGGTGCAGTCAAGAGTTTCTTCGACGCTTTCACGGAGGCTATCAACTCGCTGGCCGACTTGATGGATGGCATCGACTTCTATCAGGTGGCAAAGGACCTCGTTGAAATGCTTGTCCGGGCTGTGTCTGGTGTGAGCTGGGACGAGCTGACGGAGGCGCTGGGCCGCCTTATCGGTGAATCCGTTGATGCAGTCATTCAGATTCTGGCCGGTTCTCTGGCGGATGTGGGCAACTACTTCAAAGAGAAAACGCAGGAAGCTGGAGGCGACGCTGTTGCGGGCTTCTTCCTCGGCATCAAGGACGCTATCTTTGGCGTTGGTGCATGGATTGTAGATAACATTTTCAAGCCGTTCTGGAACGGCATCTGTGATGCGTTCGAGATTCACTCGCCATCCAAGAAGATGGCCGAGGTCGGCAAGTTCATCATGGAGGGCCTGAAGAACGGTATCACCGGGGCCATTTCCACCGTGGTGAGTGCCGTGAAAGAACTGCCCGGTCAGATCGTGGCGAAGCTCAAGGCGACGAACTGGGTACAGGTCGGCAAAGACATCATCGGGGCCATCTACAATGGCTTCGTGGCCTTGCAGACTAAGCTCCCGGCTGCGATGCAGACCATTGGTGCGGCCATCAAGAAAAAGCTGTCCGACATCGACTGGCTGACCGCGGGCAAGAACGTCATTGGCGCTATCTATAACGGATTTGTCACGCTGCAAACCAAACTCCCGACTGCCTTAAAATCCATTGGCGACGCAGCGAAAAAGAAGCTGTCCTCTATCGACTGGGCAGCAGCAGGCAAAAATGTTATCGGGTTTATCTACAACGGCTTCGTGGCCTTGCAGACGAAACTTCCACTTGCGTTGAAGTCTATCGGAGACACGGCAAAGAAAAAATTCACGGACATCGACTGGCTGGGCGTCGGCAAAAACGTCATCCTCGGTATCTACAACGGCATCAAGAATACGCTGAAAAAGCTGTCTGAAGCTGCTGGACAGGCATCCAACTGGCTGATTAACGCCTTTAAGGATGCACTGGGCATCCATTCTCCCTCCGTTGAGGGCGAAAAACTGGGCTATTATTTTGACGCCGGTGTTGCAGGAGGTATTACCGGCAATGCGGATATGGCCGTGGATGCAGCTGGTGATTTGGGTCTGGCTGTGTACAATGGCGCAGATGATGCGCTGGACGGCAAGGGCGAACTGCTGGGAGAGGGCTTCGTTGATGAAACGGTTGACGCACTGACCAGCAACATGAACCGTATTTCCGACGCACTTTCTTCCGGCAAGGGCATCTCCAACATCAAGGGCATTGTCGAAGCGGTGAAGAGCGGCGACTGGGCAACCGTGACCAAAAACGTGGCCCTTGGTCTGTTCAACTCCCTCGACAAGAACTTCAGAACCAACGTCACCGGTTTTGTGGCGGACTCTCTGGACGCGCTGAACGCCGGATACGACGAGCAGGGCTTCTTAGGCATGGCAAAAGCCGCGGTGAACATCGTCACCGGCCTGAAAAGCAATCTGTCCTCTGCGAGCAACACCACCATTCTGAAGAATGCTGGCAAGGGCTTGGCCGGGAGCATCAAAACAGGCATGGAGGGCGGTTTGCCTGACCTCTGGACGCTTGTTTCGAGCATCCCCGGAAAGATTCTGGAGCTTCTGTCCGGCGGCTTTGATGAACTGAAAAAATGGGGCAGCGGCCTCATTGACTGGCTGAAAAAGCTGTTTGGTGGCGGGTCTGGTGACATCCAGAAGACTGCAAATAGTTTCCTCCAGAATGTAGGCAACGCTTTTAAGAAGATGTTCTCCGGCACGACCGACGAAGGCAACTCGTTCATGTCGAATCTGGGCGACCTGTTCAAAAACGGTCTGTCTGGAATCAAGAACAATACCTCCGGGCTGCTGGGCAGCATCAAAAATCTGTTCAGCGGAGGGTTTAAGAACATTTCCTCCGGCGCATCTGGCCTGTGGAACTCTGTCAAGGGCTTCTTCAGCAACGGATTGTCGGGCATTGCGTCCAATGCAGGGTCGATGATCTCCAACATCGGCTCCATCTTCAGCAAAGGATTTTCCGGCATTGCGTCTGGTGCGTCGGGCCTGTTCTCGAACCTTGGCTCTATTTTCAGCGGCGGGTTGTCGGGCATCGCCTCGACCGTCGGCAGCGGCTTGTCCGGCATCCTCGGTTCTGTTGGCTCTACGGTCGGCGGTATCGCTTCGACTGTGGGCGGCGGCCTATCCGGGCTGATCTCCACGATTGGTGCAGGCGTCGGTTCCATCGGCTCTGTCGTGAGCGGTGGTCTGGGTGCGCTGGCATCCGGCGCTGCTGGCGTTGCCGGTTCTGTCGGTACGGCCCTTTCCGGTGCTGCTGCCGCCGCTGGCTCCGCGCTGGGCGGCCTTGGCACTACGCTGGCTGGTCTGGCGACCGCTGGTGGCCCCATCGGAATCGCGGTAGCTGCTGTCGGCGCGTTGGGCGCTGGCCTGACGGTCGCATATAAAAAATGCGATTGGTTTAGAGATGGCGTGAACAATGCGTTCAACGCCATCAAAAACACTGTCTCCAATGTGTGTCAGGGCGTCGGCAATGCTGTGAAAAACATCTGGAACGGTGCGAAGAGTGCTGTGTCTGGAGCTGTCGAGGTCGGCAAAAACATTGTGAGCGGCATCGGAAACGGCATCAAGAATGTGGCTTCCGGCGTTTGGAACGGCGTGAAAAAGGTCGGCAGCGGCATTGTCAGCGGCTTCAAAAAGTTCTTCGGTATTCACTCTCCGTCCACCTTGATGGCAGACGAAATCGGCGCATACCTGCCCGCTGGCATTGACGAGGGCATGAAAGATGCTATGCCCGCGCTGCTGTCCAGTGCAAAGGACCAGATGGGCGATTTGGTGGACACCGTAAAGGCCGGAACTGCGGAAGCAGACGGAACACTGGCTGACAGCGACACTCCGCTGCTGTCCGAGGTTTCTGGCAAAGTAGACATCGTTGAGGGCATGGACAATGTTTTGACGCAGTTTTCCGACAAGGTGGCCGACAGCTTTACCAACCTGCTGGACCGCCTGACGGAAATCACGCAGAACGCAGGATTCTCCATCCCGGCGCTGGCGACTGGCACGGTCACACCGTACAGCGTGGAGGGCGGAAAGAACAGCTCTTCCGGTGGTGTGCTGGAAAAAATTCAGGCGTCGAACGACGAGACGACCCGCACCATCGTTCAGGCCATTGGCAGCGCGACGAATAGCATCTGCGCAGCTGTTGAGCAGTACAGCGGAGCGGAGGTCAACGTCGATGCAGACGGTCTCGCACAGCACACCGTGGACTATATCAACCGCAAGACCCGGATGTTTGGCACGTCGCCGCTGCTGACACCTGCGGAAGTATAAGGAGGTGCAGACCCTATGAAACCGATGCTCAAAATCGGGGGCCATGATTATACAAAGTGGGTGGCAGAGGGCGGGCTGACCCCAACAGACAGCGACGTTGATTCCTCGAAGTCTGGCCGCAACACTTTGGATGCGCTGATGGTGCGAAACAAAATCGGCGCGAAGATGAAGTGGAGCGTGACCTTAATGGACATCCCGGAAGAGGTTGCTGCCCAGCTGTCGAAAGACCTGAAGCAGACCTTTTTCGAGGCCACGCTGCTGGACCCGGATGCCGGCCGTTACCTGACCAAAACGTACTACTGCGCAAACCGCCCCTTTGGTGCGCAGCGGTACGACAAGGCAACCGGCAAAACCTACTATGTGGGCATGGCATTCAACATGACAGAACAGTAAGGAGGTGAGCTGTCACGAGGCACAGAACGAACAACTGGACAGAGCTTGCAGCTCGCGGACGCTTCAGCATGAACGCCCGCGCCGTCATTGCGGGCAAAGAATACTACCGTATTTCTGCGCCACAAATCAGTCACAGCCTTGCAACGGAACCGCTCAGTATTGGCAACTGCAATGCAGCGTCTTTGAAACTGGATGTGCTGCTGGAGGACGGCGAGGAAATCCCGGAAGCTGCATCGGTCCGCATCATCGCGCAGCTCACGGATTTGGACGTCACAAATCGAACAGAAGTTCTTCCATTCGGTGAGTTCTGGGTCGATACCTGCAAGAACGTCGGAAACCTGTATACGCTCTCCTGCTATGATTCGATGCTGAAGACCTCGCAAGCGATGGTTGACGATTCGGACCGCGAAAGTGACTGGCCCAAATCTATGGCGGTTGTTGTGCAGGAAATTGCGTATCGCATCGGCGTTCCGATTGACCCGCGCACCCGCATCAACCGCGGCATGAACTACATGGTCCCTTTCCCGAAAGGATATACCATGCAGCAGGTGTTGGGCTGGATTGGCGCTTGCAACGGCGGCAACTGGACCATCACCGACGAGGGCGAACTCCGGCTGGTGACACTGACAGCGCCGCCGGCTGAAAACTACCACGTCGTGGACGAGAAGTTCAACGACATCATCACCGGCGACGGCTCCACGCTTGCGTGGAAGCTGACCACCGGCAACAGCGAGATTCAGACCCCGGAAATCGGCAGCGGCGTCGGCTCTCTGGTTCCGAAGGTCTATCCAGTCGTGGACCACGAGTTCAACCGCATTGTCACGGCGGATGGCTTTTTGCTGGTCTATGACAAGACCGGCGCGGTAGAAGCTGAACAGGGCCTTATTCATGTTCCGTTTGTGGGGGGAGATGTCGAGACTGGAAAACGGCTTGTGGTGTCCAAAGTCACCATGACGGACGAGGACGGAAACGCCTACTCGCGGGGCGACGACAGCGGGTTTGAAATCACCGTAGACAACTGCCCCTATTCCTGTCAGGGCATTTGCAATGACCTGTATTCGATGCTGCACGGCATCGAGTATGAGCCGTTCACGGCCCCGGACGCGGTGTTTGACCCGGCCACAGAACTGGGAGATCAAGTCAAAATCGGCGACAAGGTTCACAGCTCTATCTATTCTATGGACGCGCTGCTGGGCATTGGATATTCCAACACCATCAGTGCCCCGACGAACACCGAAGCGACGCGGCAGTATCCGTATCTGACAGAGCGCGATAAAAACCGCGATAAGGTATTTCTGGAGGCAAGCGCTGACTATGGCGGCGTTACGATGTCTGCCGATGATGGTCTGCTGGTCGCAAAGACCGGCAACTCCACCAGCGGCGTTGCAACGCAGTCGATGACCGGTGCGCGGAGTGCCCCGGTGTCCCGCGCAGAGGTGCAGTATTCCGATGATTATATCGCCATGCGGGCGCGTGACCCTGAAACCGGCCACATGGAAGATGCCATCTTCTATGACGATGAGGTGGAGAAATACCGCATCAAGAAAACCGTCCTCATTGAACAGGCGGATGAAATTGCCACGGAGGTGAACAGATTGGCGGAAGAACTGAAGTCCATGGAGGGCGGCGAAGGTGAAGATGCCGTAAACCTCCCGCAGCTGCTTCAGTCTGTCAAAGATGTTCAGGCGGCTCTCACAGAACAGCGCACTACATTGGAGGGGCTGGAAACATCGGCAGCGGATATCAAAACGACGTTGGCTAATGTGCAGACGGCCCTTTCGGATATCAAGGCCGCTGCGGCTGGTATTCGGTCTGTGGTAGACAAAAATGCTGCTGCGCTGGCCGCAATGGACGAAAAGCTGACAGCTGTGCAGGATGTGCAGACGGCAGACCGGAAAGTTCTGGACAATGTTCAGGCTGACACAACAGCGCTGAAGAAATCTGCCGCTGACCAGTCGGCTGGTTTGGCTGCAATGCAGACCGATGTGACGGCGCTGAAACAGGCCATCGCAGACCAGTCCGCGGAGATGGCCGAAGTTCACGCCACGGTGGATGGACACACCACCTCGCTGGCCGCAATGGACGAAAAGCTGACAGCCGCACAGGGAACGCTGGACAGCATCCTCTCTCTGCTGAAAGGAATGTCTGGCGACAAGGACACCGAAACCGACCCGGACACTGGGACGGATGATAAAACGACCGAAACCGAAAAGGAGGGCAATTCTTAAATGGCTGAAAAACGTATTCAGGACTTCGCTACTGCGACGGAAGCTCTGGACGATGACCTGCTGTTGATCTCTTCGGATGGCGAAACGTACAACATGAAGGTCAAAACCCTGAAAGACGCTGTTCAGGGTGACGCAGACCGCGCCGAAGCTGCTGCAAAAGAAGCGGCGGCGACAGCAAAGCAGGTCTCGGAATCTGTTGGCAATATCGAAGAGCGGGCAACATCCGCTGAAGTAAAAGCCGCATCCGCCGAGTCCGCTGCAAAGACCGCCGTGCAGGATGCCGCCGACGCGAAGAAAGCGGCCTCTAGCGCGGAGGGCATGGTCTCCACGGCCCAAACTGCTGCATCTCAGGCCAGCACGGCGGCGGCCAAGGCTGAGGACGAAGCATCTAAAGCCTCCACCTCTGCGAGTGCTGCACAGGAGGCGGCAGGAAAAGCAGCGGACGCTTCCAACAAGGCCGTCGAAGCTGCAAACACCGCAACCACCACGGCTGGTGAGGCCAAGACGACGGCAAACGAGGCCAAGAGCGCAGCTGAACAGGCAACGTCTGACGCTGCCGATGCTGCTGCAAATGTCAAAACCGCAACCGACGCGGCCACGAAGTCCGCTGCATCTGCAAAGACCGCAGAGCTTCAGGCGACCGCAGCAGCAAATACACTGGCCCAGTTTCAGGAAATCATCGAGAACGGCGTTGTTCAGGACGTGCAGTCCGTGGATGATGGCCTGAAGATCACCTACACCAACGGCGGCACCATCATGCTGCCCATCAAGGCTTCCGGCGGGCTGGCGTTCAGCTCTATGTACTACGACACGGAAACCTACTACCTGCATCTGTACGACGAGAACGAGAAAGACGTCATTGACCCGGTGTACATCCCCGGCGGCGGTGGAAGTGGTTCTGGTGGCTCCTCCGGTGTCACCCTGACCAACGAAACCTACGTCAACGGTGAAAAGGCGCTGTCTTTTGCCGTCGCACAGGGACAGGGCGTGGAGGTGTCCTACACCTTTACCGACACTGACCCTGACTTTGGAGGCGCTGCTGCATACTATGTCAACGGCGAGCAGGTGGCCACGGCCAACATCGTGCAGAACAAGAAAATCACTTTTGACCCCAGCGCGTGGCTGGTGGCCGGTGATAACAAGGTGCGCGTCGTCGTCACCGACGAGAACGGCGCGACCGGTTCCAAGACATGGAATATCTCTGTTCTGACTGTTTCTGTGACTGCTACGCTGTCGGAGTCTACCCTGTACACCGTGGGCACGGCGTTCCGCATCACCTACACTCCGGTCGGCTCCGGCATGAGCAAGACCACGCACTTCCTCGTGGATGGCAAGCAGGTGGCGGAAGCATCCACCACATACTCTGGCCGCCAGCTCGTGCAGAGCTTGACCATCAATTCCCACGGCGCTCACGACATCGACATCTATACGACTACGACCGCCAGCGGGAACACAATCAAAAGCCCGACCATCCACTTCTGCATTGCGGTCGTGGACAGCTCCAGCAATGTCCCTATCATTACGGTCAAGGATAAGAAGCCTTCTGGCAGCGTGTATATGACTGCTGCACTTCAGTATATGGTCTATGACCCTTCCACTGAAAGCGCGACTGTAAAGCAGTCCATTGACGGCGTGGAAACTACGCTGACCGTTGGCCGCAGCTTGCAGTCGTGGGCATACAAGCCCCGCTCTGAGGGCGAGCATACCCTGACGCTGACCTGCGGCGAAACGACCGTCACCATGACCTACACGGCCACCGCGCTGGGCTATGACATCCATCCGGCCAACGTGGACGCGAAGTTTGACTTTGACCCGTCGGGCCGCTCCAACTCCGCAGCAGACCGCGACACATGGGAATCCAACGGCGTATCTCTGACCGTGGATAAAGATTTCGACTGGACCAACGGCGGCTTTCAGCAGGACAGCGACGGCAACACGGCCTTTGTTGTCCGCGCGGGCCATACGGCAACCATCAACTTTAATCTGTTCGGCTCGTCCAATATTCAGGCATACGGCGCATCTTTCAAGATGATCTACACGGCCAAGAACGCGCGCAAGTTTGACGCTGTGATTGCACAGTGTCTTTCGGACGGTATCGGTCTGGATGTGAACGCCAAGGAAGTGACCCTCTCCACCGAGCAGACCAGCATCAGCCAGTTCGTTTGCGAGGGCGAGTACACTGAGCTGTGCTACAACATCACCAGCCGGACGAAGAATAGCGAGCTGTTCCTGAATTTGCAGGGCATTCCGTCCCGGTTTGCCACCTATTCGGAGGGCGACCGCCTGACCCAGCGCACCCCGGTGCCGCTGACCATCGGCAGCCCGGATTGTGATGTCTGGCTGTACCGCTGCAAGTATTACGACATCAGCCTCGGCGACGCGGACATGATGGACAACTACATCGCAGATGCGCCCGACCCGGACGAGATGATTGCCCGCTATGAGGGCAACAGCGTGGACGACGGCGCGGGCAACATTATCACCGACTGGAATGCAGCATCCATTGACGAGGCGTATATCAACAATCTGGCGAAGAAAAATCCCGGTCTCCGCGTCATCAAACTGCGGGTTCCGCGCTTCACCACCGACAAAAACGATAAGGTCTCCGGATCCAGCGTCGAACACCTGCTGTATGGTGCGCGGGCAAAAGACTGCTGGAAGAACGAAAGCGTCGTTCACCGCGGGCAGGGCACCAGCTCCAATGCCTACGGCAAGGCGGGCCGCAACATGGACTTTGACTGCAAGGGCAAGTTCGTCTATACGGATGAACACGGCCTGACGGTTGAAGCCGACAGCTATGACATGACGGACGGTTCCATGGGCGAAACCTACTTCAACGTCAAGCTGAACATTGCCTCTTCGGAGAATATGAACAACGCCATGCTGGCGGAGCTGTTCAACAAGTACCAGCCGTATATCCGGGCGGCTCGCGCAGCGAATCCCAAGGTGCGCGACACGATGGAGTTCCACCCCTGCGTTATCTTCGTGTATAACGAGAGCGCGGAAGAGGGCTTCACGCAGGGTCAGTGGATTTTCTACGGCGTTGGCGATTTCGGCAACTCGAAGAAAGACAAAAAGGCGCAGGGTCTTGACAGCACCCAGCGCCCCAATGAGTGCATCGTGGAGCTGTGCAATAACACCCACGTCTACAACCGTTTCAAGGGCTATGAAGGTGCAGAAGACGCCTCCAGCTGGGAGAGCGACGACAACCCCAATGCGCCGCTGTCTTTCCGCTACATCGCGGATGGCTGTGACGAGGCCGTGGCCCGGAAGGCGTGGAGCGATGTTATCAAGTGGGTGTATTCCACCGACCGCAGCGCGGCGACCGGCGAAGCCCTGAGCAGCCCGGTGGTGTACGGAGGCGTGACCTATTCCAATGATACGGCAGAATACCGCGCTGCCAAGTTCGTGAACGAGTTCGACCTGCACTTTGAGAGCAAGTCCACCCTGTACCACTACCTGTTCACCTCGTTCTTCACTATGCCGGACAACCGCGCAAAAAACACGTTCCCGCATTGCCATGACGTGACGGCAGAGCATCCCATCTGGGACTACTGCTTCGGTTACGATATGGACACTGCCATGGGCAACAACAACGAGGGCGACCTCGCGCTGGACTATGGCATGGAGGACACCGACCAGCTGAACGGCGGCAACGTCTTCAACGCACAGGATTCTGTTCTGTGGGCCAACGTCCGAGACCTGCTGACCGACCGCCTGAACACGATGGTTGCCACCCTGACGGAGCTGTTCGACGCCGACCGCCTGAACGCTGCCTTTGACACCTACCAGAAGCTCCGCCCGGCACGTCTGCTGGTTGCAGATGCGCGGCGCAAGTATATCCGCCCTTATGAGGATCTGAAAGAGGGCGGCACGGCCATCACCATGTTTATCCCCATGATGAACGGCACGAAAGAGCTTCAGCGTCACTATTTCCTGAAGTACAACAGTATCTACTTCGCCTCCAAATGGAATACGGCGGCGGCCCGGAACGACAAGATCACCCTGCGCGGCTTCGCAAGTCCCACCGGCGAGATTGCCGCTATCACCATCACGCCGTACTCTGACCTGTATGTGTCTATCCTGTTCGGCTCCATCCTGAAGCAGCAGCGTTGCAAGCGCGGCGAGCCGGTGACGTTGAGCATGAGCAAGGACACGGCGCTGAATGATACCGAAATCTACATCTATTCGGCATCCATGCTGGAAGCTGTGGAGGGCATCGCCAGCGTTTACACCAATCAGGCTGACTTCTCGGCAGCCACCAAGCTGCGTTCCATCGTCATTGGCAGCGACGCGGACGGCTATTCCAACGTCAACCTGACGTCCTCTATCAAGCTGGATTTCTCGGCGCTGGCCGTGCTGGAAGAGCTGCGAATCGACCATTGCCCGAATTTGACCGCACCGGTGGACGTGTCCGGCTGTGTGGCCCTGAAAGTCGCCAGCTTCAAGGGAACGCCGGTCAGCGCGGTCAATTTTGCTGCTGGCTCTGCGCTGGAAACCTGCTATCTGGAGCGCCCGGTCAGCCTGACGCTGCGCAATATGCAGAACATCAAGACCTTTGAGGTGGCGGACGGTTACGCAAACCTGACCGGTCTGCGCCACGAGAACACGCCGTTCCCGGCTGCGCTTGATATTGTCAACGCAGCGGCCAAGCTCTACACGGTACGCCTTGTGGGCATCGACTGGCAGCTTACCGGCACAGACCTGATGAATCGTTTGCTGGGCATGGGCGGCTACGACGAAAACGGTCTGGAAGTCCAGCAGTCCTCGCTGTCTGGCAAAGTCTATACCTCCGTCATTCGTCAGGCTGAGGTGGAAAAGTACACCGCAGCGTGGCCCGATTTGGCCCTGACCTATGGCGGGACCGTGCAGCAGTACAAGGTGACGTTCTGCGATTATGACGGGACAAAGCTGACCTTCAAAGATGGCTCCCCGGCAGAAATCCTCGTTGACCGCGGCGCGACCTGCCCTGACCCGGTGGCAACCGGGCTGATGGATACTCCGACCAGAGAAGCAACTCAGGCGGAAGTGTTCACCTATTCTGGATGGGATACTGTTCTGACGCAGGTGCTGTCCGAGCTGACCGTCAAGGCCGCCTATACCAGCGTTCCGCAGCGCTATACGGTGCGCTGGTACTCGCAGACCGGCGTAGTTGTAGGCACAAAGACCGTAGACTATGACACCGAGGCAGTACCGCCCGACGACCCGGAGCGCACGGACGAGGAAGGAAACTTCATTTATCGTCTGTTCAACGGCTGGGACAAGTCCACAGCGCACGTCCGGGAGAATATGGACGTCTATGCGCGTTGGATTGAAGGATCCTTGCCGAACTTCGGTGATGATCTCTCCAACCTGAATTTTGCGCAGCTGTACGGCATCCGGCAGTCTGGACGGTCTGCCCTCTATTTCACAGAGGACAACATCAAGACCCGCGTTCCGTTCACCATGGGCTATGAGCCGGAGTTCGACAACGTGGAATCTGTGCTGCTGGCTGAAAATATGGAGCTGGACGGCAAGACCTCCAAAGACACCGGTGTGAAGATCATGGACAAGGACGCCGGCTGGACGCTGGTTGTGGACTGCGTATTCGACCAGCCGACGGCAGAGTCGTGTGTGGCGGCTTGCTTTACCAAGACTGGCTATCACGGCTTCAAGGTTAAATACAGCGGCGGCACGGCCGTCCAGTGGTCCACCAACACCGTGAACAATGGTCGCGGCACGGGCCTGTCTACCATCTCCGGCATTGGCACACAGTATGTGTCCGACCAGTACCGCGAGCTGGTGGTTCTGCGCCATGCCAAGGGCAGCCGGAACCTGTTCGTCTATTTCGCAAACCCGAACGGCGACGACATCATTTCCCGCGAGCTGACCAAGACCATCGACACGGCATCTGACGCGACCCTCATGCTGGGTTGCGACAATGACGGCAAGAACTTTGCGACCGGCTTCCTGTACCGGTGCAAGCTCTGGAAAGACGACCTCGGTGAGACTGAGTGCCTGAAGATGGCAGCATGGCCGCGTGAGGAAAGCTATCTGGAGGTCATCGGCACCGGCGGCGCAACCAAGACCGGCGGCGGTACGACCTCCATCGACCTGATTCACGCGGGTCTGCTGAACGGCTACCACCGCATGAACCCGACCAACAGCAACGCTGGAGGCTGGCCCGCATCCGAGATGCGCAGCTGGCTCCAGAAGCGCTATCTGGCCGGTTTGCCTTCGGCTCTGCGCCGGATGCTGGTTTCCGTTCATATATCGTCCGTGGATTACGGCGCGGGCACGGCTGGTATTCTGGAATCCGAGGATAAGGTCTATCTGCCCTCCATGCGCGAGATGAACGGAACCAATACGGAGCCGTTTGTGTACTGTGGCGAGCAGATTCCGTGGTTCACATCTGACCGTGTCCGCATCAAGTTTGCGGGCTATACGCTGGCGCAGAGCGTGAATTTCACTGTATCCAGCACCGCGCCCAAGAACCCCCAGAAGGGCGATGTATGGATTTGTTCTGCTGATAGTAATGTGGGATATCTCTGGAATGGACACGCATGGGTAAGGGCGCGGTGGTATTGGCTTCGCGATGCTTCGGTGTCCTACTCTACCGGCTTCGTCAATGTGGGCAACGGCGGTTTTGTGGGCTACGACTCCAACGCGGCGAACTATAGCGGCGTTCTGCCCCGGCTTCATCTATAAAATCTGGAAAAATCTGGGCGGCGTAGTCCGCCCAGACTAGATGCCGTTTACGAGAATAATCCTTAGGCGGCGAAGCCGCCTCGCGGTAAATTCTCTAAAATAGGTTCCATTTTACCGGATTTTATGATATTTTATCGTGGAGGAGGTGATAATGTGTCGGTTCTCGCACGAAATCGCAGACTGTCAACGATGGAGTTTGAAATGAACTGCGCAAGGCTGGTGCAGCTGACCGCGCAGCGGGCAGACCATATTCCGGCCCGGTACAAGAAATTTGTCCGGCCTCGGTTGATGGAGCTGACCACCAGCGCATACCACTCGGCCATCATGGCGAATGAGGCCGACAGTAGGACGGAGACCGGTCGAGCAGACCGGCGGAAGCTCTTTGAGCGCTCCATCCGATGTCTGGTTGCGCTTCAGAAACCGCTCGTCGTATACTGGAGCCTGTTCGATTCCAAAGAGGGCGGCATCCGGGAGTGGGCAGACCTTGTGAACAAGGAGCTGGCCCTGCTCCACGGCGCTGCACACTTTGAGGACGATCGAGAGGTTCCCATGATAAAGACGTTTGACCTGAAATATTCGGAAGACCGGATGTTTCTGAACAAAATGCGAGAGCTGCACAAATACACCTACTCCAAAATCTGCACCGTACCTTTGGAATATAAGGACCACCTGTCCGACCAGATTTTGCAGTTTGTGGACGATGCGCTGTACTGCACATTGCAGGGCAACGACAATTTCCCCACGACGCGAAAGCAGTATGAGGCGCGGGATAAGTACCTCAAACGCGCAATCGACAATCTGAACGGATTGCAGCGGCCATTGTATGCGCTGTGGAACGTCATGTGTTACAGCGAAAATACGATGGACGAGTGGGCGGGGCAGATCAATGAGTGCATCAAGCTCCTTTCCGGTCTGCGCAGCTCTGACAAGAAGCGCTTCGGGAAGCTGAAATGATGGTTCCAATGGTGGCACGTTGTTTTAGGCTTTGCCGGTGGTATTGGCTTCGCGATGCTTCGGTGTCCAACTCTACCAACTTCAACAATGTGAACAACAACGGTAATGTGGGCAACAACAACAACGCAACGAACAATAACGGCGTTCTGCCCCGGATTCAATGTTTGAAAGTAACCATGTATAAGGGTGAAAATATCCAGAGAATATTGAAGGAACGTGCAACCTTCCGTCTGAAACGGCGGTAAATTGATGGCTGGCCTGTTTTAAGGCTGGCGCACCGTATCGGTGTCCCTGAGCGGGGCGGCGGGACGATTCTTTCATGGCAGGTCATGTGCTGGGCCTGTTTCATCACCGCTTCGCAAACCTGTTTAGAATGCACACTATAAGTAGCAGGAAGGGCGTAGATTCTTTGACCAATCGAGAACAAATCATGGCTAGGATAGAGCGAAGTAAAGCTCGGAAAGCCGCAAAACGAGAAGCGCGGGCGCGCGGAACGTGGCGAGAGAACGGCAGCATTGATCTGGAACTGCTGACCAAGGCCGCCAACGATGCAGCCCGCCGCTGCTGCTGGCATGGGAAACCTGTCCGGGAGCAGATAGAAACCGCGCTGGAGCCGCGCACTCCCTATGCGGAGCTGCGTATCAAAGCTCTGGACCGGGTAAAGAGCCGGGAACAGCGGTTGCAGGATGTGACCCCGCTGGGCGATTTTCGCAGCGTGTTCACCATCCAAAATCTGATGAAGTCCTTGCAGAAGCGCCGGAAGGGCGTGGAGTGGAAGGGCAATGTGCAGCGCTTCATCTTCCACGCAATCCTGAAGCTGAAACGGCTGAAAGATTCGCTGCTGGAGGGTAAACTGAACGTCGATGCCACAATCCGACGAATCATGCTACATGAGCGCGGCAAGCTGCGCGAGATCCATGCAGTCATGATTGACTGCCGCGTTGTGCAGGGCTGCTATTGTGACAGCTGCCTTGTGCCGCTGACAGAGCGCACCCTGATTCGAGATAACCCGGCCAGCGTTAAGGGAAAGGGCGTCACAGATGCCCGGAACCGGCTGGCAATGTTCCTGAAAGAGCTGGCCGCGAAATACGGCAACGGCTTTTTCATTATGACCGGCGACTTCACAAAGTTCTTTGACCACCTCCGGCACAGCGATTGCCTGAAAAGATTCCGAGAAATCCGGCTTGACCGGATGCTTCAGGGCCTTGGCATGAAGATCGCCCGGATGTATCAGGAAAACGAGTTGCATGAAATTGCCGATGAAGCGGAACGAGCGGCAAAAGCGGAGCAGCTGCGCCGGCATAAAGGCGTTGGTCTGACGCTGGGCAGCCAAGAATCGCAGACCATGGCGCTGGTTATCCCGAATGGGATTGACCATGCCGTCAAGGACAAGCTGGGCGTCCGGGCCTACGAGCGGTATATGGACGACACCATGGCTGCTGGCCCCTCGAAAGAGGAGCTGAAGCACGTTGGTCAGACTATCCAGAGCGAGGCGGCCGAGGTTGGGCTTTCGATGAACGCCAAGAAAACGGCGATCACAAAAGCCTCCAAGGGTATGAAGTTCCTGCAAATCTATTATAAGGTGACGGACACTGGACATCTGGTGAAGAACCTCGTGCGGGCCGGCATCGTCCGAATGCGGCGCAAACTGAAGAAGTTCGCAAGGATGGTTCAGCGCGGCGTCATGCGGCTGGACGATGCTTTCGCGTCGTTCTCTGCGTGGTTTGGCAACTCCTATCACGCCGACGCATACCGGACCAGAAAAGGAATGCTGTCCCTGTACTGGCGGCTGTTCCACGGATACCGAATGGAAGGAGTGTACGCATGATTTTTTATAAAATCCTTGCAGATGGCAAGGTACTGGACGTCAATGACGTGTTTCTGCGCTGGCAGCCCAAGCATGGCGTGATGCTTGTCTGCGACCCTGCAAAGGCAGAGTTCATCTGTCCGCGGGATTGCAGCGGGTACTATCACCCGTCGTGGCTCAATACGCCGCCGGAGGCTGCTGTATACGACGGCGAGGTTGACGCTGAGGAAATCACAGAGGCAGAATACAGAGCGCTGCTGGAGCAGTTGGAGGCGGGCGGAACGGTGGACAACCCGGAGCCCGACCCCGGCGGCACTGGCGGCGAGGATACCGGCTCCGGCGGCGATAACACAAGTGACAACGGCGGGCAGCAAAAGCCCGCCGTTGCAGATATAAAGCAGTTGGTTGACACCTGCGCTGGCTTGCAGAAGCAGGTACAGATGCTGACGGACTGCTTGTTAGAGATGAGCGAGGAAGTTTATGGCTAAGTTGGCCGTGGACATTCTTGCTCATTTTCTTTGCAAAATTTTATTCGGAAAGGAGGGTACGTTCATGATGGCAATGCTGTGGGCACAGCAGATTATGTTCGGCAAAAAGACTTTTGCTGAGGTTCCTGCCAAGCTGAAGAGCAAGGTTCGGGAGCTGCTCATTGATTCCGGCTGCGAAGACCTTATCACCGAGGACTAAGCAGGGAGAAAACAGGAAAGGCGACTGCGTAGAGGTACGCGGCCGCCTTTTTATTATGGAGGACTGACATTGAACATCGACGACATCAAGGAACTTTTTACAGCCGGGGGCGGGGCGCTCGTGGTCCTCCTGACCCTCGTGCAGATTTCGCCCATCAAGCTGAATCCGTGGAGCAAGCTGGCCCAGCTCATTGGCCACGCTCTGAACGCTGAGGTGTTGGAACAGCAGAAGCAGACACAGCAGAAGCTCGACGAACACATCAAAGTTGACGACGAGCGGAACGCCAACCTGCTCCGTACCCAGATTTTGAGGTTCAACGATGAATTGATCGACGACCGAAAGCACACCAAAGAACATTTCATTGAAGTCCTTGCCATCATCGACGATTACGAGGACTACTGCCGCGACCACCCGGATTACAAGAACAACCGCTGTACCCACGCGGTGGCGAACATCAGCAGGGTGTATGACGAAAGATTGCAGAAGCACGATTTTTTATAAGGAGGTATGAGGCGTGAGCGTTATCACCTATAAGCGCGGCGACGGAACAGCGCTGACCAAAGATTTTGTCCGGTCTGAGTTCGACTGCCCCTGTGGGTGCAGCACCCAGATGGTAGACCCTGAGCTGGCAGAAAAGCTCCAGCGCATCCGCACTGTGTTGGGCAAGCCTATCAAGATCACCAGCGGCTACCGCTGTCTGAAGCATAATCAGGACGCGAAAGGCGGCACGAACAGCCGCCACCGGTACGGCATGGCCGCTGACTGGCGGCTCAAAGACCGCAGCGTGAACCCGGTCGCGCTGGGCATCATCGCTCAGGCGGTCGGTTTCGGCGGCGTCGGCATCTACTGGTACGGCGGGAACGCGTTCTGTCATGCAGACACCCGCGGGGCTAAGGCAACGTGGCTGTGCGACGCGGCGCTGCACTATCCGTCCACCACCTACCTGAAGTTCATCCTGCCGACCATTCGCCGGGGCTGCACCGGTGATGCAAACCGGGCAGCGACGAAGATGCTCCAGCGCCTGTTGGAGCTGACCCCGGACGGTATCTTCGGTGAAAAGACCGAAACTGCCCTGCGGAAAGCGCAGGAGAAGCACAAGCTGGCCGTGGATGGCATCTGCGGTCCTGCATCGTGGCGGGCACTGTCCGGCGCGGACAAGTACCTTGCAAAGCTGTGAGGTGACATCTATGCAGGAACTTCACATCAATGTCAAGGCTGATGGACGCCATAAGCGCAAGAAACAGCGGTCACAGCGCGGTTTCATGGATAAAGCAGTAATCTATTGCCTGTTCATGTGTACTGTGCTTGACGCGGCTGTTTTGGCGCTGTACTGGCACAGCGTCACGGCCCCGGACAGTCTGGCTATTGCGGCCATGGCTGCGCCGTGGATGGTCGAGTTTGGCGCGATGGCGTCCATCAAGAACAAAAAGCCGAAGAACACCACCACCGACAACAACACTGAAAACGAAGGAGAATAATTATGGACGAACTCATGAAAACCGTTTTGACCGCCTGCATCCCCGCTCTGACCGTGGCTTTTGGCTGGGCCTTGAACAAGGCTGTCAGCATCGCAAACGGCTATATCAGCAACAAGTTCGCGCAGAGCTGCCTCCAGAATGCGGCAAACGCCGTGTTCAATGCCGTCCAGTACGTCAACCAGACCTACGTTGACGCGCTCAAAGAGGCAGACAAGTTCGACGAGGACGCGCAGCGCGTCGCCTACAACCGCGCACTGGCCGCAGCGAAGAAAGCTCTGACACAGGAGACCGTCACGTTCATCAAGGAAACTTTCGGCGACCTCGACAGCTATCTGAAGCCGATGATTGAGGCTCAGGTTCGCAGCCAGAAAGTCTATATGTGACGTTTTCGTGGCGTCACGCAAACATCAAGGAGGTATCTGTATGATTATCACAGGCATGGCCAAATACGAGAGCGTGTGCAAAAACGCGCTGGTTGAGTGGTACAATAAGAACCGCGAAACCAAAATCACCCTCGAAAACGTCTTTGTGGTGTGGGCTTGCAAGACGCTCCAGAACTACAAGGCCCTGCTGTCCACCACCGTGGCAGGGGATGGCGTCTATGCTGAGTACACCTACAACGGCGACAAGCAAGAGCTGTATGAGGACGTATACGGCAAACTGACCAACCGGTGTATCAAAGAGATGTGACCATTTTCGTGACTTCACGAAAATGGCTGCAACAAAAATTTTTTCTGAATCCATAGCATGAGCAAGGCTCCCTTTGACCAGCAACGGCCAGAGGGAGCCTTTTTTCTTTGCGCTGAGATAAAGCTCTTTTCGGGGCCAAAAATAAAAAACTGGGTCAAAAACTGGGTCAGAGCATAAAGAAAGACGCCGATTCTTAACGAATCAGCGTCTAAAAATGGTGGAGCGGGCAATGGGAATCGAACAACGGTTGTCCTTTTTGATAAAATAAAAAACAAACCGTTTTGAACGAAACAGC